GACCGAGGCCAAGACCCGCGCCTACATCATCTCGGTGGGCATGGTGAAGAATACCCGTTCGGTATACCGACCCGTGTATGACGCTCGCAAAGAGCACACCGCCATCACTCACCCCGAGTGGACGGATGGGCATCGACACAATGATGCTTTGCGGTTCATCAGTAAGCGGCTGTTGAGAGATTTGTGGAGGGAAGCCCGCCGCCTGCACACCGGGATTCCTCACGACTATATCGAGCCAGGGTCAGGTCACCAGTACTGCGATAACCATCTGCTGTCCACCTGACCCTTAAAAACGAGGCGGGGAGCTATTTGACCTGCGTTGACCAACAAAGGAGCGCTCCCCGCCTTACCCTTTTGATAGGATATACGTATGACTAACCCACGGTTCAGTACCAAGGACTCATGTGAACAGTTCGTGTCGATGAGAATCACCGCCCTCGACCAACCCTCATCTAAATATGATGTAGCTCGGGTGGTGAACGAAGCATTCGTCTACAGCCCGGATACCAAGTCGTTCCACCTAGACGTGTCAGAGGATTACTTCTGGCGTCTGGTTGAGGCTGCGAGGCTATGACATGGGATTCAAGAACGGTTACGAGCCGCCGCCTCCGCCGATCCATCCTATGATCGTCCGTAAGGCAGGTATCGCCCTAGCGTGCAGGTTCAAGGGCAAGCAGCTGGCCGAGATGGTAGATATCCTCGGCCTGAGAGAGCTCCTGCAGGATGCAGAAGAACGACCCGACCAATACTACCGAGGACTATTGCCATGATTCCCCGCACTAACCGTCGATTCCGTACCTTCGCCGTTGTGGATGCCTATACGGGCAAGACAATCTCAGTACACCCGACTAGGAGCAAGGCCGAGGCAGCCAAAACCGAGCGGTCTCATCGAGTTCGTGGACATGAGGCTACGAGAGGCGGCCTGGCGTGAGTTTCGATCCGTCTAGTGTGCGGTGGATTCTCAATGAACCGAATCTAGAGACGCTTTACCGCGCTATCGACTCTGCTGACGGTGAAATCGTTCTAGACCTGGAGACTACGGGCCCCAATGAATATGAGACCGGAGAGCAGGGCGGAGTACCTGCCCGAGTGTCGATGGCGTCGTTCACTATTCCTATCGCAGGGGAAGAGCCGCGCACGTATGTGGTGCCGCTCAGCCATCCTCAGGGGCCGCTTTGCGGTAAGTGGCGGGATATCCTCAGACAGATAGCCCAACGCCTGCTCTCGGCTGGCCACACTCTCGTAAACCAGCACTTATCCTTCGACTTGAGGTGGATTTACGGCACTACGGGAGTCGATCTCTCCGACCTTTTCGGGTGGGATACACAGCACGCCTCATTCCTGCTAGACGAGAACAGCTCCACATCCCTTAAACAGGTTGCTCCGGCGGTGCTGGGGGTGGATAGGTGGGATGATTTCGACTTGAGCAAGCCTGGAGCGTCTGAGAAGGTACCGCTGTTCCAGCTAGGCATCTATGCCGCTCAGGACACGATCTATACCAAACGCCTGGCGGACTGGCAGCGGAGCGTGATGTTCGTCAGCCGAGATGATGACCCTATGGACCGCGGGGAAGCCGAGGATGCACGTCTCGGATACCTCATGACTCACCTGATGACACCTACCGGGGCCGCCCTTCTAAAGATGGTTCAACGAGGTATCCGTCTCGACATCCCCGAGGTGCGGTCCCGGCTAGATAGCCTAGGGGAGGAAGAGCGAGCCATCTTCCATAAGCTAGTCGAACGATATGACATGAGTGACTTCGACGGGGAGCCATCGTTCGCACCGACCTCTCTATGGTTCCGTGAGTGGGCCAATCGAGCGGTAGAGCACAATGACCTTCAGATCACGGCTATGACATCTAAAGGTTCTCCGCAGTGGACGAAGGGAGTCCTGAACCGGCAGGCGCGCAGCGGGTCGGAAGTGGCCTCCCAGCTACTCGCATACCGAAACGCCTCCAAGCAGGGTGAGTTCTTGCGCGGTTGGCTAGATGATGTGTCGGCTCAGGGCACCATCCACACGACGTACTGGCCTGCACGTGTCACAACGGGCCGCTTGAGTAGCAGCAACCCGAACGTTCAGCAGATCAGCAAGGATCTGAAATCCGCATTCATACCTAGAGATGAGTTCTACATCGCGGAAATCGACTTCAGCCAGATCGAGCTTCGCGTGGCAGCGTGGATGGCGCAGGTTGAGACGATGCTGGACGCTTACAGGCGCGGAGAAGACCTACACCGAGTCACCGCCTCAATGATTATCGGCAAGCGTCTAGAGGACATCACCAAACACGACCGACAGATAGCGAAGTCAGCAGCGTTCGGACTGCTGTACGGGATGAGCGTTGAATCCTTCCGCGACTATGCCGACGACAACTACGGCGTGATCTTGTCGCTAGAGGAAGCCCAGGAGATCAGGGACTCGTTCTTCGAGGCGTACCCGGGCCTGCTTGAATGGCACGCTCGATCTATCCAGCGAGCCCGCGAGGAAGGTCAAGCAGTCAACCCCCTAGGACGCATTCGCCGCTTGCCGGAGATTTGGTCGCAGGACAGGTTCGAGGTTGGGCACGCTGAACGGCAGGCGATCAACTCGCCCGTGCAGTCGTTCGCCAGCGACATGATGCAGCTCGCTAACTCGTGGATCAGCGGGACCCTGCCAGGGTATAAACCAGTGCTCGATGTCCTGCCCATCGGTACCGTGCACGACTCGCTAGTAGTGGAGGTTCCGGCTGATACCTGGGAAGACCACACCTACAGGTGTATGAAGAGGATGGTGCATGTTCCGCTCTTGGTAAAGCATCTGTTCTCGGTGGACTTCGATGTACCGCTCGGAGTAGAGGCGACTGTCGGTACACGGTGGGGCCTCGATGATGTAGGAACTTTGGAAATGTAGTTGACACCTCCGAGGATGTGTTATACTGTACGTATAACAACCACACGAAAGGACACACAAAATGACCGAGAACACCCGCACCGACGCCGGATGGTACGACAACCCCGAGGACGATAAGACCCTTCGGTACTACGACGGATCGCAGTGGACGGATCACACGTCCCCGAAACAGGCGCAGGATGCAGACGGTAAGCGTCCCTCATGGAAGCGGTGGATCGTACCTGTAGCGGTTGGTACGTCTGCGTTCATCATCGGCAGCGCTCTCGGCGTCTACGGTGCGGGCGGTCCTCCCGAGGTCAAGACCGTCGAGAAGAAGGTCGAGGTTCCCGTCGAGAAGATCGTGGAGAAAGAGGTCGAGGTGCCGGTTGAGAAAGAGGTCGTGAAGGAGAAGAAGGTCACCGTTACCCCCGACTCCTGCACCGCCGCTCTCGACCTGGCAGACGCCAAGCTGGCGCAGCTCGGGGATGCGATGCTGGTCGCCTCCGACATCTTCATGGCTATCGACACCTACGATCTGACGGCTATGGAGAAGTCGGTACAAGAGTTGGACCAGATCAGCAGGTCGTTCTCGCTGGATGATTACACGGCCAAGGCCGACGAGTGCCGCTCTGAAAAGTAAAAGACCACAGCCCGCGCACGCGCGCCTAGGGCGGGTTCGCATCCCGTCGCGGGCACAGGGGCCAGTTGACGAGCGCTACCCCTCGATCAGTCGCCCCGCCTTTCGGAAACACCCGGCCATTCGACTTCCGTTACCCAGGTCGAGCTCGCCGGGTGTTTCCCTTTTATATTATGCTATATGTAAGACAATAGCTCTGACAGAGGAACAAAATATGCGCAGGCCTAATGGCATTCGTATCCCGCTTCGAGGTGTCAAAGTCCCCGAGGAACGGTGGCAGGCGTTCAAGGAAGTCGCCGCATCCGACTACATTACTGCCAGTGAGGCGATCAACCGTCTGGTACGTGCTTTCAATGACGGCAATATCGAACTGCATGGGTTCGAGGTAGATCGAGGGGAGAAGCCTTCCAAGAACCCTCTCCACTCAGTTCGGGTCAGTGACGACCGTTGGGATGCGTTCAAAGAGCGGGCAGCGGGTCAGGATATGACTATCAGCGACGCCATGAACCGTCTAATCGAAGGATACGTGTCCGGGGATTTCGAAGCCCTCAAATACCCGCTTCCATGACTACCGTTTCGGGGATCAAGTTGCCAAAGGTCATCATAGATAACGTTGAGTACCGGCCCGCTGATTCAACCGCTGTACCGTCTATAGGTGTGGCGATTACTACTCGGAACCGCCCGGATGCGCTAGCCAAGACACTGGACCATATTCAGCAGCACACCCCTGCTGACGTTCCTATCGTCGTTGTGGATGACGCTAGTAAGGTGCCCGTCGAGGGAGTGTCCCATAGGTTCGACACGAATGTCGGCGTAGCGCGGGCCAAGAACAAGTGTCTTGAGATTCTCATGGACCTGAGAGTAGAGCACCTGTTCCTACTGGATGACGACTGCTACCCGATTTCCGATGGTTGGTATCAACCATACATAGATTCACCGGAACCTCATCTCATGTGGGCGTTCGACCGTCCCCCGGGAGTATCCAAGCGTCAGCTGGAAATTCTCTACGAGGACGAGCAGCACATCGCCTATCACGCCACCAGAGGATGCGCGCTGTACTTCCACCGCTCTGCTATCGAAGTGGTTGGGGGTATGCGTCCCGAGTTCGGTCTCGGCAATTGGGAGCACGTGAATCTGTCGGACCGTATTCATGCCGCAGGTCTCACTACCTGGCGCTACGCTGACGTGAAGGGCAGCGACAAGCTGCTGCACAGCATGGACCAGTACGGCGAGATAAAGTCCACGATCACTCAAGAGGCTAGACGGTACTCCGAAGGTCCCGGCCTTGAGTTGCGTATGCAGGGGCGGCATGACCCGTCATACGTCGAATACCGGGAACTATCCGACGTTGTATTGACCACCATGCTCACCGCGCAGCCGGACCCGCAGCGGGGAAAGACTATGGACTCCGACGCGCGCCATATCCAAGCGTTGCACGATTCACTGAATACTGACTTCATCGTGTTGACTACTGGTCTGAAGAACCGAGAGCGGCTCCCGAACGCGGAGATTGTTCGGGTGACGCAGCACATCAACCCTTATATCGAGCGCTGGCTTCAAATCTACAGATGGTTGAGGGATAACCCTCACGTCGGCAGAGTGTGGGCGGTCGATGCCGCCGACGTGACGATGAATCATGACCCTTTCCCAGAGATGGAGCCCGGAAAACTCTACTGTGGCTGGGAACCCGATACCCTGCGCAATGAGTGGATTATCAAGAACCACCCTGATGCAGCTATTCAAAAGTTCCTCACCGAGAATCCGACCCTACCATTGCTCAATGCCGGTGTAGTGGGCGGGGATCGGGAAATCGTCATGGAATTAGCTCAACGGATTATCAAGTTCTATTTTGACGATCAAATCGACTTCATTATGGGTTGGGAAACCAAAACTATAGGTGTTGGCGACATGGGGCTATTCCAATTGATCGTCTACAAGTACTTCGGGGATAGATTGATTACTGGTCCGCAGGTAACCCAGGTGTTCAAGTCCTCTATCGGGTCTGAACACGCTTGGTGGCTGCATAAGGCGAAAGCACTGTGATGGGTTTATCCAAAATCGAAATACGCTTCAATTCCGTCCTCAAGGACATGAAAGATCACCCGGACGGCCCTAATAGATATGCAAATGAGGTTAGGGCGTACACCGAAATACCGTGGGCATGCCCAGCTTTGTTATGTCATAACGAATGGTGGATCGAAACAGAGAGATGCACTCCGATTATCAATCTGGGCACTGATCTATCGAGAAAATACCGGGACCCACTTAAAGAATTGATTCAACGGGTGCACGATGCTGGATTCTGGCACTGCGATATCGATTTAGTGAATGTCGTTATCCATCCGACCCGAGGACCACTACTTATAGATTGGGAAAACTTGAGAGAGGCTTCCAGCCCGGTTTCCTATGATCTCTATGGGGCTCGGGTGTCGGGTGTTGAGCCGTCATGGCCGGATAAAGGCCCAGACGGTGTGTGTGGTGGGGTTGTGAAAGCGTCACTTCCCCGAAATCATTTTGGGAGGAATGATGGAAGTTGTTATCGCCGCGCACCCCAAGCGCGCTCGAATGGCCCTAGATACCGCTGAACGCTCGGATGCTTCCATGATTATCTGGGACCACTCGAACGACGAATGGAATACGCACAGCCGCGCTCTCGACATCATCGACTCCGAGCACGGGGTGATCCTGCAGGACGACGCTCTACCTGTGCCGGGATTCTACGACGCCGCTGAGCAGGCCATAGAGCAGTACCCGGATGCGATTATCTCGTTCTACGTGGGCACGGGTCGGCCTATGCAACGGTCCGTACGTAAGGCCATTTCCCAAGCCGACCGGCAAGGGGCTTCGTGGCTCCGCCACGATGACCTGCTGTGGGGTGTCGGGATCGCCCTGCCTAGCAAGTACATCCCCAGCATTCTGAAATTTGATTATCAGCTGCCCTATGACCAGCGGCTAGGTGCTTGGGCCAGGGAGAACGATGTACCAGTCATGTATACGTGGCCATCTTTAGTAGATCATCGGGACACTGAGGGACTCGTTAAGCACCACAGCGCCAAGGTGAAAAGAGTAGCCCACCGCACTGGCGTTCCAGAACGGTGGGACACTCCTGTCATCAACATCTAGCCACGGCGAACGATGAGGCCACCGAGCTCAAGCTGGTTGCCGTTAGAGATGTTCGCGCCTCCTGCAACGCTACTGAGGACGATATCGCCCCCCTGACCGACATAACCGCCAGTCAATCGACCAGTTCTGTACATCGCCAGACCGGCAGTAATACGGGGACGGTAGAGCGGATTGTTGATAACCGCAATGGTCTGGTTAGTGATGTCGCCGTTCGCAGGGACGGTGATGGTGCCACCAGTGCGCTGGACCACTAGTTTGATAATGGCCTGCATACCGACAGGAGCCCAAGAACCATTTACCAGTGACCATCCCGGTTGAGGCGTGAACACCCCGGTAGTGACGACTGGACCAATCTTTAGAATGTCCTCGATAGCGTAAGCCAGCGCCCGCATATCTGCAGGGACGTCGGGCTGGTCGTTGTACTCGGGGAAAGGCAGGCCGAGGATCGGTGTAGTACCCATTATCGTGTAGTCCTAACGCAGAGAGGATGGGCGGGGGGATCGAAAATAGCTCGTCCCGTATCTCCAACGGTCCAAGTCTGTTCGGGGATTCTGACAGCAGGGATAGGGTCTCCGTACCCGTCGATGCGGACCATGAACGGGGAAACCTGGGTGCAGGTGCATTTACGGCTGATAGCCGCCTCGATATCGAGTCTCATGCTTCTTCTTCTTCCTCCATCTCCGGCAGGGACGTATCCCGGCAGGTGAGGGACGTTGCACCAGTCATCAGATCGTAGGTCACTTCCTCGACAAGCCAGAATCCAGAGACGATATTCGCCTCATCCGTTACACCTACTGTATCGCCCGGTTCGATGTGCGGCTGGTTATAGGTGTCGATCCGCAGGGGGTTGGCGTTGTTGACGACATTCGCCAACATCACCTTCGCCACCGACCGAGCCACCGCCGCATTGGTGATCGTCGGGCTGGCGTAGAAGTAGGGCACGTAGAGCGGCCCACCACCGACCTGCTGTCCCATATTGACCGGGTTGCGGGGGTGCCATGACTCACTGACCGTGGCCATTTGCGGAGCCCATGTCTGCGTTTCGTCAATCGGCTTCACAACAACACGGTTGTACATCCGGTCGAACGGAATCTCCCTGTCGAGGGAGATGATGTTAGCGTTCGAGTCTTGGGATATCTCATTACCGGACGCATCCGTGAATCGAGCGACAACCCGCCCGTTCTGGATGACAGGGTTGGGGCGAAGTCGGAATGTTCCGTCAGCAATAAACGCCGCCTCAAATTCCCCGTCCTTGGCGATCTGTTGAATCGACTCAGTACGAGATCGTTCCCACGCAGCCCCCCGCTGGTAGCTACCACCGTCACCGACAAGATTATTGACGATCACAACGTTCGGCATCGCCTGGTTGACCATCAGAGCCACCGCATCAGCACGCGTGTTGCCCGGAGGGGAGTACGGGGAACTGAACCGAGCCTGTTCCAGAGTTTGCCAGCAGTCGGTCAGCGATAGGCGAATGGACTCTCTATATGGCCAGGAGTTGCGTGACAGAACATACCGCCCCATCGGAATCCACTCACGAGTTAGCGCCCCGAAGTCCGCTCCGGCTCGCACATGGAAAACCGATCCAGGAGAAGTTACCGCACGGAAAATCGCTTCCTGATTCCTATCTTGAACAGCAATAGCCGTCTCAGCGGTAAATGACGAATTGGTTCCTAGCTTCTTACTTACCGAAAGGGAGATCGGGTCTAACGTAAGCTCCGTACCGTCCGGGGTAGTGCAGGTCAGCTCGAACAGCAGGGATACGCCAGCGTCCCGGGCCGCCAGCCATCGTTCTGAAATAGGCCAAGCCATTAGACCGGATCTCCTGTTCCGAGCAGCAGGGTCGTATACGAGTCGTTCGTATCGAGGACCTGTTGGTACGTGTTGTAAGTAGTTGCCACTACTCCATACGTCCAATCAGGCTGCAGGATGACCTCAGGGTAGTCCAGCGGTACGAGAGGCAGACGAATCTCTCGATATGCCCGATGCAGAGGTTGAGACGGACGACGAACCACGAGATCGTCAACCCCGTAGTATCCATCCGGCAGGTCCCAATCGTTAGGAAGACGGCAGTTGTCCGGGTTGATACCCTCACGGATAGCTGCAGGAGTGCGCAGCAGGAACGGCGTTTGGTCCTCGTGCATTACGAGAATCTCGTCCCGCTGCTCTAGCGTGGACGTGTCCAGCAGCATGGTCCATACTCCGTCAGAACGCACGCCGACCCGGTTTCGAACACGCCGCTTGCGTCCGGGGATATCGAAATCGGCTACCGACGCTGCGTAAGTAGTTTCCTCCGCTGTGCCTAGGGCGACTGCAGCTACCTCGGCGGCGCAGGGATCGGTACTGATAGGCACAGATAGCCCCGGATGAGTGACATGAACCATCCAGATGTACTCGATACCTTCGAGAATAGTCGTAGCCGTCTCGTCGTAGTCTGCGACCACCGGTTCGGCTTCGAGAACCTCGATAGTGAAGAATCGGTACGGGGATGGGCTCAACCCGTTGGGGCGAAGAACGATCTTGGCGGGTGGATCGACGTTCGGAAGTGAAGTCGTCGTCCCGTTGATCTGCATGGATATTGTTCCAGCACCGATACGGAACTGGAACACCGAAGTTTCCCGCGTATACAAGCCAGTTGCGACAACCTGCCCGTTTTTGTTGTAGAGCCACCAACGGTCTGTTCCCGTGCTGGTGAGAACCGATGTATACAAGGTGGCGATTCGGTTGTTTCCATTATCAAGCAGGTCCACCGCTCCCTGCACAGGTCCGTAGACGTTGATAGTGCTCACCTCGGCAGGCAGAGCACGGGTCAGTGTGGGACCTGTAGCTGTATTGGTCCAAACCTCGCCAGGAGACGTAGACCAAGACCCGACAACCGCCCAGGCCGACGTGTTGTCCCACGTTTCCAGCCATGCCGTGACCTCGCCGTTCAGATCGACAGTCTGCCCAACCGCTCGATAGGTCAGCAGGGTGTCGTAGGGCATCTCGTAGTCGTAGACGATGATCTGCGATCCACCCGCAGGGATCTCAGCTCGGATCGGTCGCCCATCTCGCGTAATCGTCGCAGTGCGGATCAGCACGTTCGGATCGTTGGTATCAAGCACGAGGCGGACACGAGGCGGACGGTGGTCCGGTTCAGGAAATGCAGTAAACATAACCTCTCCAGGCACGAACGCTGTCGTACCGTATGTGCCTACCCCGTAGGGGGCCGGTCCCGTAGCTCACAGCAAGCCTCCCAGCAGGGAATCTCGATTCGAGATGAATTCCCTGCGATTGTCTAGGTCATTAGCCACCATAGCCGACCCTCTCAGAATGTTTTCCGCGATCATCACGGCCAATTCTTCGATAGATCGGCGGTCCAGGCTTACCTCTCCGCTGATACGCGGCTGGAATCCTTCTTCCCGCATCTTCTCGAACGCGACCGTCTCTCGGGGCGATAGAACCCGTTCCGGCTTGATCGTGTTCTTAGGCATCATGCCGGTACCGCGTGCGATACCTCCGCTATCGAACCCGAACAGGCCCTTGATCTTTCCGCCCACAGACTTAGCCATGTTCGAGGCTACGTCTTTGATATTGCCGACAGTATCCTTGATCTTCTGCCACACCTTGTTGATGGTGTCGTTCATCAGCCCGAACATGTCGCTAGATGAAAATACGCCGGCCTTGCCCTTGAACCATCCCTTGATCGCGTCAATGATCTTGTTGATTCCGAACTTGTCCTTGAGCCAGTCCATAGCAGAGATTTCCGGCTCATCCTGCATGAAGTTGCCCATCATGCCAGCACTGCCCTTGAAGTTGGCTCCGTGCAGCCAGGACAGCGATCCACTTTGAGTACCTGGAGGACGAACCTCGAAGTGTAGGTGCGGCCCGGTCGAGTTGCCGGTACTGCCGACACGTCCGATTACTTCTCCACCCTTAACTATCTGACCGGCCTTAGCCATGATGCTCGACAAGTGCGCGTAGATAAGGTGGTACGGTCCGGCCATCTGGTTAATGTGATGACCGTAGGAAACCCCAAGACGCGGAGTAGACATGATCATACCGGGAGCGGCAGCGTAGACCGGTGCACCCATTGGGGCGGGGAAATCGATACCGGTATGTCCCGGGTATCCTCGTCCCGTCGCCTTGGTGGAGGTAGGCCAAACTCGACCACCCTTGGCATACCCGGGAATCTGGAACTGCCCCGCCTTAGCAGCGGCCCTCATGGCTTCTACTCGACCATGACCCCCCATGAGCTTGACATCCTGAGCGGTGAGCACGTGCTCGCCCTTGGACAGCCGCGCCAGGATCGAGTCCGAGGTCCCCGTGCCAGGTCCGCGGACAGGACCACCCGTAGCGAACTTAGGTATCTTTTTGATCTTAACGCCGGGGATTTTATTGAGATTACCGATTAGCTTTTCGTTGACAAAACTAACCGCCGCCCGGATTGGCTTGGAAACAATGCTCTTCAACTTATCCCAAGCACGGCTGACAGCATCCTTAGCCGCCCCGAACGCCTCTCCGACCTTCCGGGCACCCGCCCGGATTCCGTCGAACGCGGGGCGGATCGTTCCGTTCCAGACACCTGAGATCTTCGACCCGATCCACCCGAACACCGGGCTGACGATACTGTTCCACAGCCAGCGGAAGATAGGGCCAAGCACGTTGCGGATAAAGGCAACGACGGCGTTGAAGATCGGTCGTACGACAACGTTCCACCACGTGCGGATAACCGTCATGATGGCGTTGAACACCGTGCGGAAGATATTCCACAGGAATTGGATAACCGGGACGACTACCGTCCTGATGAGCATCATGAACAGCGTGAAGATCGGCTTGGCAACCCCATTCCACCACAGCTTGATTGCAGCGGTAATCAGGCCGAACGATGACAGCAGGATCGACCCGAAGAACTGAATCGACGGAATCACTACAGACCGGATCACCGTAGAGATCGCGTTGAAAATCGGCTGAATGATCGCCCAAGCGGCCGAGACGATAGTCCCGACAACCGTGAACACGGTGCGGAAGATCACTCCCAGGGTATTCAGCGCAGGGCTGAGAATGGTCGAGATGAACGTCCACACCGCAGTTAGAGCGGGCATGATGTTGGCCCACGCGAACTGCACGGCAGCGACGATCCCGTTGAACACGGGCTGGATCACCGACGTGTACAGCCAGGAGAAGACCGGGCCGAACACGCTTCGGAAGAATCCGATCCACTCCATGAGCGGCGGCTGAATGTAGATCTTCCACACGTCCGAGACGGCCTTGCCGACCGTCTGGAACGCCGAGATGATCCCACCGAATACGGTCTTGACCCCAGACCACAGCGGGCCGACGAGGAACGCCCCGAACGCCTTGAGAGCGGGCCAGATGACACCTGTCCATACGGCAGCGATGAACGACCCGAGAGCTTGGAACACGGGCTTGACTCCGTTGTTCCAGAACGCTTGTATGGCGGGCCATAGGGTGCCGGTGACGAAGTTCGCAAACGCCGCGAGCGCTGGTTTGATATACCCTTCCCACGCCTGCACGACCGCGTTCTTGACCCATTCCCACGCGGCCTGAACTGCGTTACGGAACGTCTCATTCTTCTTATACAGGAGAACAAGGGCGACGCCTATAGCGGCGATGGCAGCGATAGCAACGAGAATAGGTGCGCTTATCCACGTGAACGCTACAGCCAGCATCTTTAGGTTTACCCAAAGAACCTTGACAACGCTGATCAACAGGCCGATAGGTTTCAGCAGGAACATGAAAACTTTGCCGATATTAGCGAGCACCGGAAGTAGAGTGCCCGCCACGATAGAGATCGGCCCAATAGCAGCAAGAAATCCAGCAAGGATTCCTACAGCCTTCTGGATGGGTGACGGAAGGGCCTTGAACGCCTCAATCATCCACGAGATACCGCTGGCGACCACTTGACCAGCGGCGGCGGCGTTGTCCCCGAACTTATCGATGACCGGGATAGCTTCGAGCATGGCGTCGCGCAGCACCCCGAAGATCGGCTCCAGGAACCCAGCGCCGAGTCGCGCCATAGCCGTGCGAATGTTGGCCAGTGCCGATTGGAAGGTGGTCCCCGCGCCCTTGGAGATGCCTCCGTAGGCCTTCTCGATAGCCCTGATCCACACGTCCGAAGTGATCTCACCCTCGGACGCTAGACGACGAACCTCATCCTGAGATACGCCCAGCTCATCAGCCAGAGCAGACACCGCGAGGGGGAGCTGACGTAGCTCGCCACCCATTGCCCGGCCAGACTGAGCCACCTCGGTCATGGTGTACGAGATTTCACCGAAGGAGCGGCCCGACGCCTGTGCGATATCGGCAGTGGCCGACAGCCACCGCTCCGTTTCCTTGCCTGCGTCGAATCCCGCGGCAGCGAGCAGAGCGCCCATGTCGGCAGCTTCGTTGAGCGCGAATCGAGTACCTGTCACAGCTCGGTCCACCGAAGCCATGACCTTCTCAGTCTCGGCTCCGATCGTATTGAGCAGAGATCTAGCGTTCTCCAGCGTCATAAGACGCTTGGCACCGCCGAACAGCGCATCGCCGACCAGCGCCTGAATCGGGGCGGTGGCGATGGTCATCTCTTTACCGAATGAGACCATCCGGCTAGCAGCTTGATCCGCTCCACGGATGATGGCTCCGAAGGCATTGCTAGCGGAGGATGCGATACTGCCGAGCCCGCCTGCTACAGTCCCCGCTACGCGCCGTAGCCCGCCTAGCGCTCGCTGGGCAATACCCCCAGCACTGGACGCGGCTCTACCTATCGCCCCGAATGCTGGTGCAACTACACGTCCTACGGTGGCTCCGACTCGACTGAATGCCGACCCGATGCCCCGCACGGTAGAGATTGCGGGCTGGAGGACTCGGCGGGCGACGCCTCCTAGCGTGCCTAGAGCGCCTGAGTATGAGGCAGCAGCGAACGTGCTGTCCTGGAATCCTCGAACGAATCGGTTCGTGGAATCGACAATCGGCTGCAGTGACCGGCGAGCATGCCCGCCCAGGGTACCCAACCGCCCCGAGAACGCCGACGCCGCCACCTCGGACGAGCGGAATCCAGAGACGAAGGTGCCGATGGTCTTGGAGAATGGGGCAGCTACAAGTCCGCCGAGCTTGCTGAAACTACGGCTGACATTCTTGACGAAGTTATCGCCGATCTTGGTGCCGCTAGACGCGATCTTGGCAGTCTGCGACTGGATCATCGCCTGCGTATTCCACGCAAACGCATTTCCGTAAGCCTTGCCAGTCTCCCGGCCTTCCTTGATGAACCGACCCCGGGAATCCCTCAGCCGTCCCGCAGCGTCACGGGAAACTTTATCGAGTGAAGACTTATCAAGCTCAGCCTCGACGGACAGTACTGCGCGGCCCGCGTCGAATCCCCCCGCCATCAGACGCCCGCCTGACGCAGCGCAGGACGCAGATACGGGCGAGCACGCATCTTGCGGGTACCGAACTCCACGAAACCGGCATACGGGGTATTAGCGCTGACCTCGAACGCGCAGATACCGACTCCGCCAGCCGAAGTGAATCGACCAGCAGCGTCACGGCGGTCAACGCGGATAGATGCCTTCAACCGCCCTGTTCGATACGGAGCATTGGCCCAGGCTCGGTTAGCGATTTCCCGAGCCTTCCCCTCGGCCAAAGGCAAAACAAGAGGCCGAATACTGACTGCGATAGAACCAGAATCGCGCATTCGCACGTCGGTCTTAGTGACGGTCAGCATCCGGCCTCCTATGTTATAGACGAGTCTATATGAATTACCTCTCAGCAGTGTCATTCTGCTTGGAGAGATCGAACTCTCTAAGACCGTCCCAATCTTTCATCAACGTGTAGAACCTTCGAGTATTCGGGGACTTATTCTCTTTCAGATTCTCCATAATGGTTTCGTACACCAGCCACATGATCTCTGTCGCTGACATGCGCCGCCATGCGATACCTTCTTTGTTCCACCCGTTGACGAGGACAATCCACTGCCGACGAATTATTCGCCAGAGTTGGAGTCCTGATTCGTAGGGAAACCCGTGATCTGCTCCATAACTCTTTGTGCCAAAGACTGAAGCGGCATAAGACCGTAGGTGGTCTTGTTCCACTCCTTCTCCTGCTCACGGTCGGCCAGCAGCCCGCCGAGCGCCTTGCGGAGGTCGGTGAGCAGTGGTGAGAGCTTCAGTTCCTCGATATTGTCCTGATCGACGTTCTGCAGCGACTGGAACTTCATCAACGTAGCGTTGAGATTATCCCACTTGTCGGGAGCCGGGTCCGGGTCGAAGTTCCAGATCTTTCCGTCCCCGATATCGACCGGGATCGGACGGAAGTCGATACCGATAGAGACTACTTCTCGGTTAGTTTGATTCAGTGCCATTTCATTCTCTCCTTCTGAGAATCGGGTTAATGCGGGGCCGGGGAAGGATCACGCCCCGACAGCGCCCGGCCCCGCATTATGAGCGTATCAGACAGTATCGTCCAACAGGCTCAGCTTCATATCCACCGCAGCCGTAACTCGAATAGAGACGAATGAGCAGCCCCCCGACGGCTCGGTCTGCACATTCACCGACTCGATGAGGCGGTCGATATCGTTATCTAGGCAGCAGGTAAGTGCGTACCAGATAGCGGTAATGTCAATATCCAGCTCATTCGCCGCTTCGGTTTGATCAACGGTGTCGGGTACTTCGCCCTCCTCGGTGATGGTCGGGAAGCAGCGTGCCAGGACAATCTGGAATGTAGCCGCTACTTGACCACCTTTACATGGTCTACGGCGAGCGGACACCGAGAACGTGTTTGGGTCCACGTCTTGCACCGACAGCAGGGAGATGGAAACCTCGCCTGTCGTGTCAAGTTCGCATTCGCAGCAGTTGGACACCATAGGCACCCCGACCGTTGCATAGCACTCGCACACAGGACGGTTCTGCTCCGCTAGCGAATCGCAGATGCAGTCGAGGATCTCCTGGCGGGTAGCGGTGATCGACTTAGCCACAGCAGCCTCGCACACCGTAGAGCCCGCCAGCCACTCGTGTACCGCGACGGGCGACCTCGGGAGAGAACACGCGGGCAGGGACGGTTGCGCCAGCAGGATTAACCGCGCCTACCCAGGCCATAACCTCAGGGATCATGTGCTTCAGTTCATTCTCCGACACCGCCACCGAGATGCCCTGACCGTCCACTCGAATAGCATTCTTGGGGATGCGGCACTTACCTCCACGGCAAGACTTGGCCAGCTCGCAGAACAACTGCTCAGCCACCCACAGCGCCCACTCATCGGGCGGGGAACCAACCACTACATCGACACCGAACGTCCCCGGTTCACCTAGCGGCAGGTGCTTGGCGTCACGTGCAGGCCACTTATCCGGCGGGGTGCGGTAGAGAGTCTGGGAAGTCGAGTCGAAATGGTAGTCGGTCAGCAGCAGTTCATTCGGCGCGTACACCGCAAGAACATCCGCTACTCGCATTCCATTGGGACCGTCGAGGCGGATACCATCCGCCGATCCACAGCACCACGTGCGGCAGTAGGAGCACTCATGCAGGGGACGAATCTGCGCCTGGCAGAGCCCCACCTGGTAGCCCGACCACCGCAAGAGCATGGACGAGACGATTTGACCTAGCTGGTCAACCCGCTCCTGCTCCAGGGCCTCGGCTTCCGGGCAGCATCCCTCATCTATAGAAATAGGCCAGCAGCAGGAGAGTGCCGACGAAACCTCAATGTCACACTGGACATTTACCGCCATGACCCTCTCCTACTGCTGACCTAATCTAATTACCTACCAGCCTGATTCTCAGGACTCATCCGGATTCGGCTCACACGGGACAGTCGGAGCCACGGTATCGATGGTGCCGCACTCTTCCGGCATAGCACCGCCGACGAACCGGAACCGGTGACCCCGCGGGATGCAGTTGGTCAGCCATTCGGAGGATCCATCGGCAGCCGCCGCCAGAGGCAACGGACCCGAGCCCAGCTCGTGCTTATCCTGAGTCAGACCAATGAGGCGGATGAAGTTATCCTCCGCACCCGGCGACCCTTCCTCGGACAGGCGCGCACCCTTGAGCGGGTAGATGCGAACGTAGTTGCCCGCACCGCCCTCGGCGCACGCGCTCTCTCCGATGATCTCCTGCCAGATGATGACCGCCACGTTGAAACGATCCTGGGTCGTGTCCGACCAGCCGATGACCTCGCCGTCGTGAAGAATCGGCTTGGCACCGCCCGCCTGCGCAACCCAGTTCGGGTCGAGCCAGTGGAAATCGACATTGACCTCGATGGACTGAAGCGAACGCACACCCGGCAGGTGGACCTTGATCGACCCGTCCGCACAACGGCGCGTGAACTCTTCGCCGTCATCGACGTTATCACTGGTCTCTACAGCAGCGGGGCAGTCATCGAAATAAACCGCGTCCGTGCCGTAGATAGGAGCCAGGCAGTCATCGAGCAGGGCCAGGGCTACGCCCTTGATACGGCCCAAATCGGGAGTCTTGCACTCGGCCATAATCAATCAACCTTTCTGATATGGCCGGACTTTCCGACCTTAGAAATATTCATTTCCTTACCCTCCTGGGCAAGCCGTCACGGCCACATCGATAGCGCCGAGAATGCACGGGTCGAAAGCGACGATCCCCGCCGACAGGGCGTAAGCCGAGTCGTCGTTGGTCCGCCGATCAACCGCCGAATGAACCTCCGCAGCATCCACAGCCGCCCACACCTGACCGGTAACCCAGAGACGCACAGTGTCCGTCTCTGCCGGATATCCCGGTGAGATGATCCAACGGGCGCCAGCGGGACTGAACCCGTCGTTGTTCATCATCGAGGCACTGCGCAGGTACGCAGCGCCCTTGACCGACGTGTGAAGCGTCCATCGAGCGCCGAATCCCGTGTCCGCTGCAAGCTGCTCAAGGCAGCCCACAGCCTGTACGAAATCTTCAGCCGTTCCTAGAGTCACCGCATCGGCGAAGCTGGGAGAACCGGTGCCGACCTGATCCACCGCAAGCTGACGGCCCAGAGCCCACTCGGCGGTTGCATCGAGCCGTGCCCTAGCATGCGCCTCATGGTCCAGACCGGAAAGGGTGGAGCAGGTGGCACCCTGCTCGATGGGGAAACTGTAGAAGTCAACGATGGAGGGGCGGTGTGCCTCATCCTCGCCTGCGATGCATTTATCCCGAAGGATCGGTTCACCGCAGCCATAGAACGGGACACTGAGCCCCCGCTGCCACCCGGCAGGCGGGGTGAGCGAAGTCTGAAGCAGACCTCGCCCCCCGGCCTGCCGAGCGTTCTGATCGGCAAGCTCGGTAGGTTCAGGCAGAGTAACCGTCATAGCGGAAACCCCTTTCTACCTAGATGCTTTCTCAGGAACCAACGGGCGGGCAGGGAACGTCCTCGCAAATATCCACGGGGAAGGTGACAGCCTTCGCGTTGCATCCGCGAGCCAGCAGGCCCTCGAACGACTCCGCGAACGCAGCCAGCTTGTTCTGGCGGTTCAGGTCGTGGTCCCGAATCTCGGTACCCAGGTCCAGCGTGCCGCCGTCCAGGAACGAGAAGTACCCGTCCGGGAAGATCACCGTCTGGAACGTATCTGGGTAGTCGGTCAGCGGACCATCCTCCTGGCCGTTCGGCTCAAGCGGAACAATGTCCGGGCTGAAGACCAGACGCACGCCCTCGTTCGCCGCAGCCTGGATGAGCAGAGCGTCGGCAACCTCCACGTTCTCCACATCGCGGACCCGGCGAGCGCGCAGGTCGGCGCGAACCGCCTGGCGGACCCAATCCGGGAGAACCATCGTGAGCTGAACGCTATCGAGGCGCTGATCCTGACGGATCGCAGCGGCAGCCCGGCCCACGCCGTTGTACAGGGTCACGTACAGCGATCCCGTGCTCTCGGCGGTGTGCGTGGTCTGCACGCCAGCGACCATCTTATTGAACAGAGCAACCTCGGCCACACGGGACTGCAGTGCAGCCGTGGCCCGCAGGTAAGCCTCCCACTGCTCCGGCGCGAACCGGGCCTGGAAGTTACCGACATCGAGGCACGAGTAGATCGCGTCGATGACGACACGCTGCTCTTCGTCGCACTCCACGCTGAAGCACTGCTTCCAGGTCCCCGGATCCTCCGGATCGACCCCCGCGTCCTGCTCACAGGTCCACAGGGCAGCACCCTCGGACGGCAGGCAGACAGCCGGGAAGAACGACACGCTGCCACGCTGCTGCACACCAACGGTGGGGAGTGCGTCGCGGATCGGGCGAGCGAGCGAGCTGTAGACCGGGTTCTCGTAGATCGGGGTCGGCAACGAGCAGCATCCACCTGCAGCGGTGACGGCCTCAGGAGAAACTAGATTGTCGATGAACGAAGTGTTCTCGGCAATCTTCCCGGGCAGCATCCGCTCCGAAGCAAACTCGGTATCGACGCGGACAATGCTGTTCCGGCCAGCCTTCATACCCCGTCGCGATGCGGTGCTGAATGCTTTTCCCAGATCGTTCCACGAAGCATCCTCCACGATATTGCCGTCGAGGTGGATCGTGGTCTTGGTGGCAGCGAGGTCGGTCTCTTCCGGCTCGGTCACCTGGGCGGTAGAGGTTCCGCCACGCAGGCCGAGCTTCTCCAACGCCTCACGGACCGAGAGGACAGCGCCGGTCGGCTGCTCATCCTCGGCGGTCTCGGCGGACAGCTCATCGCCCGATCCCGCATCCGGGTCAGGGATGTCTCCGAGAGCGTCCTCGACTGCCTTGGCAGCCTCGGCCTCAAGCTCTTCCGCCTCAGTGACGGCCTGAGCAGCGGCCTGGTAGGTCTCGCGCATGGTCATGAGCGCGTCGAGGTCGCTGGACTTCTCGCGCTTGAGCTTGTGGATCTCGCGAGCGATGGCGTCGCGAGCGTTGGCCAGTTCCGAGGCGCTGGGCGCATTGTCGGAACCGTGACGGCTGAGGATTTCCAAAGCCTCTTCGAGCGTCAACATTCTGGTCCTCCGGTAAATCGGATAATTGAATCGGATTCACCGGCTTCACCGGACGGACCGCCCTACAGACGACCTATAGCTACATTAAACCATCTATGTCTGGGAAATAGAAATAGGCCCGAGTTTGTCGGACCTATTTCTACTTATCCACCGAAAGGATAATCACCCAATATGTCGCAGAACAATTGTTCTACTATAACCGCCGATTCTGACTCTATCACTCGTCATCCGGGTTGGGAACATCATCGGGCAGGGAGTTGAGAATCGTAGCGATGGCCTTCTCGATCCGCTCTAGGCTGGCCAGTACCTCGTCAAGGTCTGCGTCCGGCTTCTCTTCCTCCGGCTCTTCCTCATCCCCCGCCTCGGCAGGCGGATCGGCTGGCTCTTCCTCAGCGAGCAGGTCATCGGCGTCCTCGACCTCCACCGTCTCGGGCGACACATACTCCTGCGCCGATCCCCCTGCACTGGCCACCACAGGCCAGGCGGGAGTCGGCACAAGGTGAATGCCTACGAGTGTACGCCCACGGCTGGCGGGCCACAGCTCGACGGATGGAGCAGAGGACAGGGCGCGGAGCAGCTCATCCTGACTGACGTTCGGCATCACGACGCCGCTCACAGCCAGCCCGTGCGTGTCCTGCCAAGCCCGGACCATAGCGAACACGCGGTTGGTGTCCTCCCGGTGCCGGTTCACTTCCTTGGCCGACACGCCACGCTTGGCGAGGCTGGCGTCGATATGCCCGCCACCAAACGTGAGTGCTCCGACTCGGATCTTCCGACCGTCATCGAGCGAAACCTCGGCTCCGGTGTGGAAGTGGCGGTGCTCGGGATCAACATCTCCCGGGTACTGGAAGCAGGCTCCCATGTCCGAGCGGTGGCAGACGCCGTTCGGTGCAGCGTGTCCCCAGATACGGCGGAGCCCGAATGCATCCGGCTTCCCAACGCGCAGCGGCTCGGCCTTACTGGCGGCGAAAGTCTTGAACAGGTCGGCGGGCAGCTGATCGGCGATACTCGCCTGACTGATTCCGGTAGCTGCAGCGATGACAGCCTCGGCCTGCTCTTCGGTCACATCGGGAGCCTTGAGCGAGGCGGTAACACCGTCAAGGCGCTCCATCTCATCGATATACCCGACCGTTGCGCCGGTGTGGTCGCCGTCTTGGATATCGAAGATAATCGGGATAGGCAGGGTCTTGTCCCACTGCAACGAACCGTAGGGCAGGATGCGCATATCCCCTGTCCACAGCCCCTCGAACACTACGTTGCCCTCTACGGTGTCATCGTCGTTGAGGGTGAGGCGGGCATCGCTGAATGCGGGAGTGTCCACGATGGCGACGTGGCGCGGACGGATCGTGATGCTGGCGAACAGCTCATCCAACTCGTCCCACTTCTCCGCGTCGATAAGCGCGTCGATCTCATCTTTGGATGGCATGTCGTCAGGATTCATATCGTGGGCGATAGAGACGCCGACCGCCCCCTCGCGCAGCAGTTCCCGGACACGGGTCAGCAGTGCCTTGGTCGCATCGTCTTCCGTGGTGGAGAGGCGTCCCTTGCCATAGATTGCCGAGGTCTGCTCGGTCGGATCATTCTCCGAGTCAAGCTCTTCCTCTTCCCGCTTATCTTCGTCCTCTTCCGATTCCAGTTCCGCAGCCTCGTCGGCAGCGGCGCAGTCGGCGCACGTCTCGAACTCTTCGATGTCGCGATTGAGCCACGTAAGCAGGGCATCGAGGGAATCATCTCCGGGCAGGGTGCCGCGCTTGAGGCGGGAGAACACGGACGAGTGCAGCCCGGCCTGCGAGGCCACCTCGATATAGGTCAGGGGACCGCCGGAACGGTCGCGCTTGCGGATGCGGCCTCGCTCGAAACGGGCTTCATCCACAGCGGAGAGCAGGAGTGCAGAGTCAACAGTCATAACTTAAGGGTGACATCTCTGCAAAGGGTTTGCAAGGACCGGGGAGTGTGTTATACTATATGTATGAAGATTAGGTTCATCAAGGAACTGGCTCTCACGGTCTAAGGCATCGCCGGATTCATCGGACTAGCACTGCTAGTCGGTTCATCGAAGTTCTCCGAATCACTCGACTTTTTCTTCACCGTTTTCACGATCTACACACATTAGGAGTAAGACAATTAATGACCTCATGCAGATGATCACGTAGTACCTTTACGAAAATCCAGATACCGCAGCGGTATCGCTACATGCCGGAATCTTGCTGACGATAATCCCGTCACTACTCGTGCTACTGCACGTCACCGATCCCTGCGAATCGGATTCTTAGCGAACCGGCCCCGCTCGTCACGGAACACGGTCTGCAGCTGACACTCGCAGTAGTCGCCGTTCACGTCGCCTTGGGGCATAGATCCGAAGTCCAACACGTCGCTGGCGTAGACGCCGTTCAAGTTGAGGTGCGGTTCAAACACCCCGCCCTTGACCCCCGGACGCCACCTCCAGAACCATCCCGACGCGAAGATGCCCAGCTTGTTCAGGGCAGCCATGGCGGCCACGCCCTGAGCCAAGCCGGACAGCATCGGGTCTCGGTTGTCGGCCATCACGCACCGCCAGCCACAGAGATGACCCGCATACGTGACGGGGCGGGGAGGGGATGCGCTGCAGGTGCTTCGAGCGTCATGATGACATGCTCGTCCATGAGCGAGGCGAGAGTGGCGCGCGACTTCTCCACGTTATCGGTAGAGAACTCGGGGGCGCTCTCCCCGATCAACCCTCGGATATCCTCGAACGCCTGCTGCACCCGATCCTCCCACCAGTCGAGCAGGCCTGCGATGGCGTCGCCAGTGATCTTGTCTACCCGCACCCCGTACTGCTTGAGACGAGCGAGCCCTAGATGAGCGCCGACCTGAGACCGCTGAATATCGCCGGGCACCTCAGCCCTCGCCTGCTGATTGGATCTCACTGCAGCGCCGATCTTCTCACGTACCCGATCCGTCGCCTGCTGAGTCGCCCCGGCAAGTTCTGCCATCAGCATGTAGTCGATGTCGGCCAGCTTGTCCGAGAGTGAGGACAGCTCGTCGGGATCGAGTGGCTCATCGTCTGGACCACCTACAGATGCGAGGATGGGTTCGTTGACCGCTTCATTGGCCGGGTCTTCGGTCGCCTGGCTGGCCTGAATCTTGCCCAGCTTGATCATCCACTCGATATCTTCCTCGGTGGCGGCAGCCGACTCGGGGATACCGAGAGTCTCGCGCAGGTACGAGTATCCGACAGCCCCTCGGTCGAACGCCTCGAACGCATCCTGCGTCGAATGACGACGCGCGAGAATCTCAGTCGGGTCAGGTTCTACATCGATATCCCCCACGTTCGGGATGATGAGGTCAAGCGCCTGCTTGGCCACCCACCCGACCATATGAGCAGCGGGCTCGATGTGCGCTCGGTAGCTGGATTCCTCCACCTGGAACGCCGTCGCCCTGCTCTGAGCCTGCATGCCCAGCAGCACCTCGGGCGGGACCGGGAGTCCGTAGGCGAGACGCTGGATAGCCTTCTCGATGCGAGCGTCGATCTTGTCGTCGTAGGGGAAATCAGGGACCAGCCACGAAAGACCGGCCATGCCTCCGCCTTGACCTTTGGAGCTGACCGTCTCCGCCGGGCCGCGCACCAGCACCGGGCTCAGGTCGGACGGGTCATCCATCGGCTTGCTCAGCGCATGGTGGAAATCATCATAGAACGTGTCCTCGCCACCAGCGCCTTGGGGAGTCTGCACCGACAGCTCATCGCTGATACCGAACACACCGCGCATGCCGACGCGGTTGGCCGATTGGCTCGACGCCAGCTTGCTCAGCCAGTCCAGTTCCTCGCACACACCGAGCACGCCGAACAGTGGAGCGTCGGGCTTGTCCGGGTCGGCAGGGTGAGGCCACAAACCCCGCACCTGGAACTTGGACTTCTCCAGCAAGTCCTTGCGGTTGGAGTGGATGACGGAGACGACTTCCCACTCGTCATCGTCGTTGATTACGTAGTGCAGCTCACCAGCCACATATAGATTGGTAGTGATCTGGCGGACCGTAGACGGACCCCAGCGGATAGCGTCGAGCAGCGTTTCACTGGCGCGGGCCGGGTGCGTGGGATCGTCGGTGTTGGTCTGATTCTCGTCGCTTCGGATCACCTGACCCTTGCCGACCTGCAGCCGCCACGTATACGAGTCGTTGATCCTGACCCGCCACTTCATACGCGACATCTGGTCGCCATGCCAGCCGATAATGTACCGGACCTCGCCGATACTGCGAATAGCGTTGGAGTGATCTCCAGTCCGTTGCTTCGTATCCTCAGGTCGCCCGTAGTACGTCCACGCCAGTTCTTGACTGGCCCGCACGCCGATGCTGTCGGACAGCGCCCCATTCGCCAGAGTTCCAGTCGCCATCAGTCAACCTCATCATCGCTGGGAATAAACGTACCCAATACCCCGACGATGGCAGCGGCAGCCAGCCACGCGAACGGAGTAGACCACCCGAGACTGTCCTCGCTCCACGAGAGCAGCAGGGTCAGGGCGAGCGCGATCCACGCTCCGAAACAATAAGGGCAACGGAAGAAATGCTGCCCCGGCAGCCGCCGTACCCAGCCGAGTCCGGGGAGGGGGGACGCGACGATACTGAACCAGAGCCAGAACGCGCCAAGACCAGAGGTCAATACCAGATCGATCACGCTTTACCGCCCGTCATCTTCTTACGCAGTTCCTCGGCAGAGAGGACGCGCTGAGGTTCATCGACCGTCTTTGAAACCGACCCGCTCACGTCCCCGCCCTCGGTGAACTCAGGCTCCGGTTCGGGCCACCGTCCCGCGAGCAGCTTGGTTGGCACTCGGCACTTGGCCAGCGCCCAGGAGCACGCCGACCCCCGGCGACGGTACACGACACGACCGATATCAGTCTCTAGCGTCACCTTCTGCGCCCGCATAGGAGACTCTTCGGTGATATGGAACTCCCGGCTCGGGGGCTGGCCTGGCTCAGAGAACACAGCCGCATTCCCCTTGTCGTCAATCAGAATCCGAGCCTTCGGGTAACTGATATCTTCGCCGCTGATAGAGGCGACTATATCGTGAGTGATATTGCGAGCCATAATGCGATCCTATTCTAATGTGCGCTTGATTATCTGCCACCGCGCAATGCTGCCGAAAATGACGCTGGTACCGATGCTACATTATTCGACCGTGACGGCGGGGGTTGAATCTGGCCGGGGCGCTTATCGAGCAGGTCGGTAGCCGCCCACACCATAGCGTCGAGCGGGTCGGGAGAATACTCACCCGGCACCCATTCCGTCAGGTGTTTGACCAGTTCAGCCAGATCTTCGCGCTTGGCGGGAGCTAATGCGGCCCGCTGTTCCTCCGACTCCCAGAGTAGAGCTACGGGTTCGGCTCGGGTGGCTTTGCCTTTAGATGCATGCACGGTCTTGATCGGCAGGCTCGGGTCCACCCTGCGCAGCACATCGGACACCATGCGCCCGCCCTGGTTGACCTCGGCCACGATCAACGCCCCGTATTCAGCAGCTGCAGCACTGGCCCGAGTCGCCCACTGGTGCGGAGTCGGATCCTCAATGGAGTAGTCGTCCAGCACGTACAGCTTGCCTGCGTCGTCTTTGCCGACCACGACGATACCGCACGTGCCGGGGCCAGACGGCGGGTCTACGCCAACCCGTACCTTGACGAGGGAATCTATAAGTTTGTCCCGATCCCCTACGAAATAGGACCTCTCGATATCGGCCAGGCTCCACAGCGCGCCCTCTACATCATCGAGCAGCTCGCCCATGACCTCCTGCTTGTACATACGAGTGCCTCTGAGGCTCTCGGCGTAGGTGCGGTAGGCGTCGGGAGTGTAGGGGTTGTCATGCGTAGTGGCTCTAGTGATCGCATTATTCGGGTCTTTGAGCCACTCCCGGATCGTCGCCTTCACTCGCGGAGTAGTCGTGGCGATCCATATTGGACGGCGCAGACGAGTACCTCGCCGTGAGAGGTTGGCCTGCTGCACCGCCTCAGCCAGCACAGGGTTAGCCGCCGCTTCCTCGAACACGTCGAGGTCGATGTTGGTCAGCGCGCGAAGCCGGTCCACATCTCTAAGTGTGGGTGTACCGACACACCAGACCGTTGACCCGTTGGGCCACTCGACACGGCTGCCCTTCTCGCCACCTGACTTATAGGTGGCGGTTGGGTCGTAGGCGAGGATGCCGGACTGCGGGTCGTATACGACACCATTCACCGCGTCACTCAGCGTTGGGGCGATAATGCGGGCACGCAGGCCAGAAGTAGTTCTCGCCAGGTCGGCAGTGAACCTAGCCGATGCGTATGTCTTCCCTGCCCCACGTCCCCCAAGGAAAACCCAGCCGCTCCACCCTTCCGGCGGTGGCTTCTGGTGTGGGAGCAGGGGGGTCTTCTCCTGCAGATGGGGGACGGTAACCTGGTCCATCTCTGCGAGCAGGGCTGCCACGACTTCCTCGGGCAGGGTATCTAGGACAGCGCTGACCTCGGTCGGGTCGAGCTTGAGCAGCTCATGGAGTGAAAGGTCACGCATATAGATAGTCTACGGTCGCAGGTCTTCGGGTAGGTGGTGCAGCTTTACCTCGAATTCGAAACCCTCCCCATAGAACCCGTTATCCTCGAACCCCTCCACCTCGACTAGATTGATACGCTCATCGCCAGCGAACACGAACAGAGTCCACTTCAGATCCCCGCCAGACTTCTCCCCGGCGTCCTCTACGAGCACAGGCTCCACCCGAGTAATGACGTTCTCCGTACCCCGGATCTTCTTCAGCCACGCCTCGCCTGTCGGGCATCCCCCGCAACCATCATTAGGTAGAACCTTTAGGTTGACATTGTTGTCGAGCTGCAGAATGTCGTCGCCATATTTGAGCACGGAGTGACCCTCGATAAGGCGGGCGATAATCTCGTGCTCGGTGTGGTCGATATAGGCGGACTTGTTGTGCTTACTCACGTACATCGGTTAGATCCTTGATCTCGATATCGGCAAGCTGCACAGCCTCTAGATAATCCCTCAGAACCTCAGCCTCCCGAAGACGCCAGCAGCGAATACGGATAGGGCTGATGCCTATGCCGTGGTTGCTGACAACTACCTCATACCGCTTGAACAGGTCCAAAAAATCCTGCGCCTTGGACGCCAACCAACAAAACATGTTCACTCTTCCGGACGATAGATGTAAAAGTTCTCATGACTTTTACTTATTTGAGGCTCTGACTGACCTTGGTAGTGCGAACCTAGGCCGATCATCCCGTACGGCGTAGTCACTGCCCCGCCCATTTTGATAAAGCACATCTGCCCGATCTTCATACCCGGGTAGAGCTTGATCGGGCGGTTGGTCACGTTAGACAGCTCCAGCGTGATGTGCCCCTGAAACCCTGGGTCGATGAAGCCAGCAGTGATGTGGGTCAGCAGTCCGAGGCGTCCGAGTGACGACTTGCCCTCGAACCTGCCTGCCAAGTCTTCCGGCATGGTGAACTTCTCGACCGTAGACGCCAGGGCGAACGTGTGCGGGTTGAGCGTGAAGTACCCATCCCACGGAATCGGCACCCGATCAAACGACGGGCTGTTGTCCTGGGCAGGGTCGATAGCGTGCGGGAACTGAGAATTGTCTAGCACTTGGAAGATGTTCGACAACCGCACGTCGATACTCGCGGGCTGAATCATCGAGCGGTCGAACGGCTCGATCCTATCCTGCAGATGCCGGATAATCAGGTAGTCAGGCAGGATCACTTGACATCTTTCGTACTCGTCTGGCCGAGCGGCTTGGCATCCTCGAACCTTGGCAGTGGCTGGTCATACAGTAGAGCGTTGATCCCCTGACCTGTCGTGTACTCGATGTACGCTCCGGTCGTCGCGTCGAACCCGTAGTAGGTGGAGCAGAGTCCGCCCGAGTTGCCGTAGTACACCTGATCGATGCCGGGTGCGGGAACCTGGAAGAACTTACCGTCCTGACGCGTAAAGTCCCACGTCGGTGTCAGGCTGGCGCAATAGCTGACGGGCAGTCCCTTGAGCACGTAGTACCCGACCGTATCGCCCATACTGTTGAGCAGATAGACGTACGAGAGCTTGCCTTCCTTCTCCCACGTCTTTCCCCACTTGGAGATCGTCTCCCGCGTCGGGCTGTACTTCATGACGTGGGCAGGCTGACGCTTGGACGCCTTCTCGTACCCGCTCTGCCTGGCGGCTCGTTCATCATTCTGTACGCTATCGTCAGTGCATGCGGTGAGTCCTGCAAGTCCGATAATGGCCGCTACAGCGGCGATAGTCAGCTTGCGCATTCGGTGGTCTCCTGGTCGATGTCGATCTGGTACGGCAGGTTGCTGTCCCGGAACTGTCCTGCGGTTGCCTCCCGCGTGGCATCGGCGTTGTACTCGCGAATCAGCTGGGCGCGCTGGTTTCGGGTTGCCGTCACGTTCGCGTCGATCTGGTGCTTGCGCTCCGGGGATGCGTACTCGCGCTCCGCGATCTGGTTGGCGATAGAATCCTCGGCAGCCTGGATCGCGCTGCACTTGGAGAAGAACTCATCATAGGCGGCGATGCGGTAATCACCGTCGGCCTTGGTCTTCTCGATTTGACTGGTCTCGCCACGGAACCCGGCAGTGAGCCGCTGGAATCCTCCGAGACCATAGACGACTGCCACCAGCAGTACGGCGATGATGACGATGAATGCGATAACACCTGTCACAGGTTTCATGCTTCGATCCTTACTTATTGTCGGGTGACTTCACCCTACCCCGTGGACGCGCTCGTTGCGCCCCGATCAGCAGGGTGCTCAGCGGGTTGGCTACTGGTAGCCCTTGTGAATAATGGCCAGCATCCAGTTGACTGCCACCGCCTCCGCTGCCTGCTCGTTCCACCCGTTGGCTGTCATGTGGGCGTAGATCCCACGAGCCACTTCCTCGATTTCCTTGACCAGCTCCAGTGATTCGGCCAGCTCGTTCGAGATCATCTGCTTGTCCTTCCGTGGACTTAATCCTGCCATCTCCAGAATCTTCTCGGCTGCCTTCAAATCCCGCCAGTCCATTTGCTACATCCTCTTCAGATAGTCCAGAGTGTTCTTCCACCTGCTGGCGTTCCTCTCCCCAAGCTCCATCACCTCGGCCGTCTGGAAAGCCTGCTCCAGCTGCTTGGCGTCGGACGTGACCAGCTCGTAACACGAACGAGTGTCGTGGCCTGGGTCCCGCAGGAACTTCTTCATGTCGTGGTCCTCGTCCAGATGGCACAGGTCTATTTCGATCCACCTGCCCAACGGCTCCGAGTATCGGGAGGCAAGCCCGCCCAGCAGCTCCCCCTCACGACCGCAGTAGGCGCATTTCATTTGGCGGGCACCTTGAAATGCAGGTGCGGGCCGTTGCTATTGCCCGTGTCTCCGTGGGATGTCATCACTTTGATTGCGTGTGTCTCCGGGTCCACGTATAGCTGTGAGATCGTTGCCTCACTCACGCTCCCGATCCGCAGCAGCTTCCTCAGCAGCTTCCCCAGCTTGCTCATTGCTCTCCAACTCCTTCGTCATGTCCTGCACTGTCTGCTCTGCCTGTGCGCGAGCTTCCTCGATCTTCATCATGAGCAGGGCTCTCGCGTCATCGGTCTCGATAGTGTGAACCCTCGACACACCTGCCCTGTCGAGAATGTTCTCCGCCGCTCGAATCCTGTCCGCTGGCTTATTGGTAGTAGACGCCATCTCCCTGGCGAGGGTGGCAAGTGCGGGCTCGATCAGGTCCAAAAGCTTGAGTCTTGCTGCCCGCTTAGGTCCACTAGATTTGCCTCCATGATGCTGGCAAACGTCCTGCTTGCTCATCGCGGGAAGCATGCACGGTTGGCCCGTGTGCTTCACGATTCCCGCACAAAGCTTGCGCCCATCCGAGTCATACCTGATTGCCCTACCGTCCTCGGTGGTCATAACTGTCACCTTTAAGTGACGGTCGGAAACCGTATCCATGTCTACCACCTATAAGTTGTCGGGCTCAATGTATACCTACGACTCTACCTCGTCGGCATAGTTGTCATACACCCCCAGCGTGTAGTTCCGCTTGGGGTAGGTGAGCATCCTCAGGCGGACCATGAACCATGTCCGCGGCGGAGGAGCGCCAGCGCCATACTGCGAGGGTCGCTCCCCTCCAGCTTGTCCCACGGAAGATGGCTGTACCTCACCGTGTACCTGGGCTTGCGCGTCTTGGGTCTAACATATATAAGTTTGGACATATGGGTGATCACTTATCCTCGTAGTGGTTGCCGCCGCGCTGGTCGTCGCCTCTCTTTTGCGAAGCATCCGATGCAACATGCGTCGGGATTGTCGGCCGGGTATAGCTCGCCGCCGAGCCCAGGATGGGTGTCCTCGGAGTCCTTCCATGCTGCGTATGAGTACTCCAACGTGTCGGAGTCTTTCAGGCATCCCCCGCAGGCGGCCTAACGACTGCCGCGCTTTTCTCCGCCGCACGCCTATCTGCGAATCCCGCGCGGTAGGCCCCCCCCCCACTCGCCGCGAACGGTGTCCGAGCGGTGCTGTACCTCGTACATTACTCAGCCTCCGTCTGTGATCGGACCGTCCCTGACAATCGAGAATCCGCGGTTGCAGTAGAAACTACTCATACTGGCAACACTCCTGGATATTCGCCGAGGAACTCGTCTACTTTCCACTGCTCGTATTCCTCGAACGTGACCCGTGGGCACTGAGTACGCCAGAACTCTTTCAGCTCATCACTGGCGTGGATCATCGCCCGCTTCTCCGGCCCATAGAACAGGCTGAACACATCGGTGTACCTGGACTCAGGTCTGAGCATGTGGCCCCGCGTCCACTCTTCCGCGAATCGGACCTGAGACTCCACGAGGGCCACGTACTCGCGCTTGAGAGCTGCACGCCAGGAGAGGGCGAGGGAAACTGTAGCGCTGTGCGTCCTAGTCATCTAGATCGTGCTCCTCGCACATTGTGAATCTTCCGATCTCCTGCATGCCTTCCTTGCCATTCCACTTAATAGGAACGGATACCACCGTGCTCTTAAGGCACTCATCGCACCATAAGCCCGTCTCACGATTACTGAAATCGGGGAAACACTCTCCGATTTTCACGTCCTCGAACCGAGGGTCTACGGCTTGGATTATCCGTTTCAAGATATTCATGGGCTAATCCCTATAGGGGTTGATATTGCTGACAACCTCCATCGGAGTGCCGTCCTCATACTGCAGATTACTGACAGCCGTATCCCAGCCGGTAGCCGCTGCCTCTCTAAGCGCCTGCTCCATACGGCTGGCCATCTCCATGACGCCTACCGCGTAACCCTTGTCGTAGCCTTCGGCGTGGGCCACCTCTACATCGACAAGATCGCGGATCTTCTTCTCGTCCATCGTGTATCCTTTGTTTGTCTATATGTATAGTATCATCCCTGCCGTGGGATGCCTAAGGCAGAGCGGATCGTGTTTCTCGTGACCGGAAGCTCCCGCACCATATCCGCCTCAGTCGCCAGCCCCAGCTCGAAACTGGCGGCAATGACTCCACTCATCCGAGCGAGAGCCATACGCTCGATCTCCTTCTGCTTGAGCCAATACTGACTGGCATCGCGAGGGCTATCCTCCCCGACGAGAACCTTGGCGGCGGACCGGATAGCCGCCTCTCGCTCTCGCTTCCGGTTATCAACATAACCATGCTTAGGGATCGGATATCGAACAAGAATCCTATCGACCGCACGCTTGAACGCCTCGAAATTTTCCTCCGGACAGTCGGGTCGGACGAGTCGTCTCAGCCTTTCCTCATCCATGATAATTCTTCCAGCAGTAGTAGCAGAACATGCTTCCCTCAATATCGATAGCGCCGATCCAAGGTCCGCAATCCGCCAAACCGCACTGAGTGCAAGTCGGGTATTCACGATCCTGGGCTATATGCCGTACCCCAGCACTGTCAATCAGTTGGTACATCGACAACCTCCATCAAGACTGAAGCTCTACCCCAGATATTCGCATCTATAGATCCTCGGATAGTGGAGTCCAATTCATTCACTAAATCATCCACAGCTCGCCTATCGGCTTGCGGGTGATCGATATCTACAATAATCCTGGTCTTACTCACCTGTAATCCTCTCATGCTGATCGGCTCTCTCATCCGCCCAATTATCTACGTCCCATATGGCCGCGCCCCTGAGGCTTTCAAAGCCTTCCGAAGTAAATTCAACATTCGCCATGCTTCTTAACTCGGACTTAGTTTGCCTACACTCATCAGCCCGGACGTGCGCCTCCTTTTCCTAGCTGAGCGCTTCAGAGGCCAGCGCCCCCGCGAGCTCGGCCTTGCGTTGGATGATCAGCTCGATCGCGGCAGCCAGACGTTCCGCCTTGCGTTGCATCCAGATCGGTGGCGTCTCGTAGAACTCGCGCTCGGTGCCGTTGTCGAAACCCGCGTTGTGCTCATCGAGCAGCACTCCCGCGATGGTGTCGGTGATGGTGGTCATAGGGTCTCCCTGTCCACGACGGTGTGAAACCAGAGATCGGTCGGTCCGGGCAGATGGATCTTGGTCTGGTAGCGACGACGCCAGACCGGGATCAGCCACCGCCATCCCCTGTCTGCCGTCTTGACTGGTCGCCATGCGAACCAGCGGAACCACGGACCGATGGGGCTCCCGAACAGGGGTGTGGTGGTCATGGCGCGTCCTCCTCGATCGGCTCGGCGAAGGTAGGGGTGCACATTCGTCGATGCCCGCTTCGCGGAGTGCCCTCCTCGACCGGGTGTGTCCAGTAAAGATCGCAGTGCGGCCGGACGATCCGCTCGGCGCAGTGGCGGCACGTACTGACCCCGGCGCTCACGCCCCGCCTCCACGCGAGCGATCGGAATATTCCTCGTTCATGGCTCGCTCCTTTCATCTAGGTCGGACAAGACGTCTCTGATCTTGTCAATCATCCAGTCACGCCCAGCCGCATAAGCCTCGGTTTTGGTGTCGTACTCATAACCGAAATTGGCGCGCCATCCCTCGCCTACCAGTTCTCGAATCTCCTCGATGGCCGCGAGGACGGCCTCGGCGTCACCGACCTTCAAGGCGAGTTCACCTCGGACGGTGGCGATCTGGTTACTCATGGATTGCTCCGTTCGGTCGGGTCGGGCAGGAGGTCGAGAAGGTCTCCGACGAGTTTGGGGTAGTGGTCCTGTGAGCGGCGGTCCTTCGACATCGGGTGGGGCACCCTGAGCGCCTCCCGCACCCGCTCGATGACCGAGAGGGCAGCGTCACGCTCGCGGATGACCTGGCCGAGATAGTGACTCATGGCGGGCGTAAACTCGTCCGCCTCGCCCTGGCCGCTGGACAGGTGCGGCAGGGTGGATTCGAGTGCAGCTCGCACGGAATCCACCAGCTCCGGATCAGCCATCCAGGCCTCGACGGCGGCATCGACATCGTCCGAGCTGGCGTCGCAGTTCCGGACATATCCGATCACCGCCGCCTCGACAGCCTCATCGGGCACCGTGACCGGGGTGCGTTCTTCGATCTCGACGGTTCTCGGCCAGATCGACCGGCCCGTCTCGGCCTGGACTCGGTTCGCGATGTCGGTGTAGTCCAGCGCTTCTCGCTCGTCGGGTCCCGTAGGGTCGGGTGCCAGTAGGTCGTACTCGACCTTCGTCATGGCTACCGCCCGAATCCAGCCCCAGCGCGCAGCGTTCCGCTCACCGTTCGGCGTGGTGGTAACGACGGGCTGACCTTGTGTGTCGATCCAAAGCTGTCGCTTAGTGGTCCTGGCTGATCCTTTCGGTCGAGGGGTACGTAGATGCCCCGCAGCGCCGAGCTGGCGAGACGGCGAACCGCCTCCGCGCCGTAGGCCGCGAGCACGATGGGCACCCCCGAGTTGGCTCTGGCCCTCGTCCCATCGGCGTGGTGGAAGTGGGGTCGGCCCCACAGGAACCGGATGCCGTCAGCCCGCTTCCAGACCTGCTCGACAAACCAACGGGTCTCAGTGCGGGCAGGCACCAGGCCGATGCCGTTGCCGTGGTCAGCAAGCCGGGAGAGCCACTTCTCGGCGTCCGGGCCGAACGGTGGGTTCACCCATGCGAATCCGTGCCACTCCTGCGCCAGGCCGTCGTCGTGGATCGTGTACTGAGTCCATGCGGTTCTCCACGGCTGATCGACAGCCGCGCACGGGTCCAGGTCGAACGGTCCGAGTTCTTCGATGATCTCTGGTGGGGTCAGCCACACGTCCGTAGCGCCTCGATAGGGGCGTTGGTGCGATGTCAGAGTCATGACCAGATCACCGCCACCCATGGAGCCGCGACCCAAGCAAGCACTGCCAGCGACGCCAGCAGTGCCGTGAGTGCGTGCAGGGCGAAGCTCAGCCGGGGACTCGTGGAGAGTGCCGCACCAACCGGAACGACTGCCGCCAGGGACAGCACGAGGGCCGTCAGGAATGTCGCGTCGGCCGGGGTCATCGGTCGTCACCGTCCCCGACCGTAGCGAGTAGCGAGGTCACGGACGATGGCCCGAGCAACAAGGTAGTTCTCGGTCTCCACGGTCGATCCGTTCCCGCTAAGCCACTTCTTCGCTGACTCGACCAGCTTGCGCGGCACCGCCACCTCGTCCTCGCCGAGGATGGTCACCGGCTCGACGGACTCGACCCAGGAGAGCATCGCCGAGAAGCTAATGTCACCCTCTGAATCAACTACGTGCAGGTCACTACCTTTGCGGTAGTAGGTCCCGACCACGCCATTGATCCGCAGCACCCTCGCGCTCCCTGGGCCGCCCTCGGGAATCAGCGACAGGTCCGGGCCGTGGGTGGGCAGGTCGGCGTAGTAGGTGGTTGACTCGTAGCGTGAAACCTCGGTATCCCAGACCAGACCCTTGCTGATGATGTAGGAATTCTCGTTGGTCATCATGTGCGGCGTGCCTGCCGGAATGGTCTCCCCCGGCTCAACCTTGCGCCAGGTGGACGTGTCAGGGAGCTGTGGTACTTCATTGGTGTTCACGATGTCAATCCTTTCTATAGCGACAATCTCAGAGATCATTACCGCTCCCTAACGTCCATGCCCAGGAACTCTAGGTCTCCTGAGTCGATGGACCCGCCGCTCTCCATCCGGGATGCGACTCGTTCGGCAACATCCCGAACCTCATCCCAATCCTCGCCGAGGATGGAGTACTCCTGCCGAACCCACTCAGCAGCCATCGATCGGCTGCCTGAGAACGATCCCCCGGTTCCAACCCTGTCAGTAACGGTGATGTAATTCATGGTGTGTGTCCTTCGTCTGTCTGTCTTTCTATACGTGTAACTATACCCTAGATCGAGGTCAGTGTCTATACGTAGATATAAAAGAAAAGTACCCCCGCACTAGGCGAGGGTACCTTCCCGACAGGCAGACGAAGTTCCGAGCGAGTGACTAAGAGGAACTGGTCGCTAGGACCAGTATGCCCTAGTCGTCCGCCAGCAATCAAGCCATCGAGAACCTGTGATCCAACCAGGCCATCACCCGCTGCTTCTGAAAGGTGGTCAGGGACTTGGCATAGAAGAGGGTGGCGAGAACCTGAGTACCCCCACCGGAAGGGTAGCTCTCTACCCAGGCATCCTCTAGGGGGCTATGGATCGTCACTACCTGGGTAGACCTAGCGTTCCGGAAGATCTCAGCGTAGGCATACCCGTTCTGAGAGTCCGTCCCGTCCCACTCTCCGCAGGCCACCAGCAGGCCGGTCCCGTCGCTGCCCGCCGGGGCGATGGATGGGACCTCGGGTCCTGAGATCTCGACGGAGAACCTCAAGCCGTTCGGGCTGTCCTGCCACAGCATCATCCCCGGCTGCTGCCAGCCATAGGCCGAGGCCCACGTCCAATCGGTAGGCGGGGTGCGGTAGACGACTGTAAACAGCGTCTTGAACCCATAGACAGCTGGCGCAGGGGAGACGGCACCGTTGCCCTCTCCGACGAAATAGGCTCCGGGCGTTCCGGCTATAGCCTCTAGCCGAGTCTCCTGCTGGGCTCCCCTCATGAGAGGTTGACCCCCGAGACAGTCATGATCCAGATCGTACCCATCCACCGCAGGTCTACTAGACACGAGCCGCGAGACGTGGTGACCGGCACCGCCTTCAAGCCCTCAGATGCTAGTCCGCCCGATACCGTCAGTGTCCGGGTCGAGGTGTTGGCGAACAGCCACAACGACACCGTGAACGCCTTGTCGGAGATGCCTACGTTCGGGAGGGTGAGAGACGTGTTCCCGGTCAGGTTCACGGGGAGCACGAGTGATCTCCACGGATCAACGAAGGTTTCCAGAGAAACCGATCCGGTCCAGTTTACGACAGAAGAAAAATCTGCCAAATCGCCCTGAGGTCCCTCAGGCCCGACCAGGCTATCTAGCCACTCCTGCTCGGTACCGGTAAATCCGTTGTCTACCGCAATCTCGTAGGCGGACTTTCCCACCGTCCCGCGCAGCTCATTGGTGCGCTCTGTCAACTCTGCGATATGGCCATTGCGAGTAGCGCCCCACTCGTCGGGACGATTCGGGTCGGTGCTGATAGGGATAGGCTGAGGGTCAACCCAGGTCGCCACGATATGCTCCCTTCCGTCGAACGATACCGGTGCAGATGATCGCCACCCCAGAGGTCACCATCGCGAGCACCGCGGCCCAGAGCGTGATCACCGCGAGCGCGAGTCCGTAGTCGCCGGGCATGTCAGTAGTCCTCGGCGAGGTCTGAGTTGTCGTTGGGCGAGTCGTCCGGCTCTTCGTCATCGCTCAACGCCTGGCGCTTCGTGGGGGCATGCTCACCGGCGATGCGCTTTCCGCGGCCCGCGTACTCCGGCTCGACCTGCGATCCGAGCAGGAACCCGAACGCTGGCCACTTGCGTTCGAGCGCCCGGGCGACCACGTAGTAGACGGCGATCAGCACGCCGGTTCCGGCGGTGACCGCAGCCGCCTGGGTCTCGGCATCGAGCTCGACTCCGAGGGTCAGCAGCCAGGTGGCGACTGATCCGACGGCGACAGGGACGAAGGTGCGAATGTAGGAGATCAACAAATCATGCACGGCGGGATCACTTCTTCCGGATAGTGTCGAGGATCTTGCGGTAGCCGGGACCCTCGGTCCAGCGACCCTTTCGGCCACTGCGCAGGTCGGAGATGATCGTGCGCACCACGCCGCCGATCATCAAGGTCTGGTGCACGTCGCGCTGCTTCTGCGTGACCTCACGCATCCAGCGGGCGAGAGTGCCGTCGTGGTATTCGCCCTTGCGTCCGGGGCGCATGTCCCGAATAGCGATGACGATCTCTCTAGACCACCTATGGATGTCGTCTAGTTTCTTGGCTTGTGCCGGTGTCATGTCAGTATCTCCCTGATATCGTGCGATTCCCTGCTGCCAGGTCAATCCCGACAGAGGCCGTGGTCCGTCGTCTCTGCCGCCACGTCCCATGTAGCCGAGACCGTTATATCCTGCATCGACTGCAGTGATCTGGTATCTAGCAGGCGAGTTGTGCGGGCATCCCCTAAGTACGAGATGAGCATGCGGGGTGAACCCTTGAGCGGTGGTGCGGCCCCAGCTTGCGTCAGCGCCCATATCCCTTGCGCACCTTAAGATGCCATAGGATCGCTGCCATATGTCGATAGCACCGCCCGTTGAATGCGTACCTCCCGAAGCCGGGGCACCACCTATAAGCTGTGCGATATCCACCGTGGACTGAATCAATCCGCGCTTTCGCAGCTCAGCCTCGAAAGCTGGAATCCATTTCACATGGCACGGGCAGGCTCTCTTCCCACGGAAAATGACGATGTAACTCATGCGTCACCTTCACTCTCTACCCAAGCCTCGATGTCTTCTACATCAACTAAAAGTCTCTGGTCGTATTCTTCCTTGGTGAGGATCTCCGTGGAAATGACCTCTAGCCCGACTACTCGAATCGTTTCCTCGATACGTCGTGCGGCCTCTTGCGGCTGGATATAGTCTCGGTGAAGCACCGTAGCGATTACCTGGGCACTATCTCCGCCATCGCCGGTAACCGATATCCGGCCCTCACTGAGAGACCGGATAATGGGGAAAACCTGCTGGTCAGGGTCAAGACCGTGTAGGGGCTTGTTCAGCCCCACAACTACTCGCCACGCTAGCTCCATGCCCCTAGTCTAGGGCAGCGCACCATATAGAGTGTGATATCTCTCTAGCTGTTCTCGACAACGAGCCGCCTCACACCTAAGTCGATACGCCTCATCTCGAAGCCGAGTGACTTCTTCCTCGGCATCTGATAAACGCCTAGTGAGCCTGCCGATCTCTTCGCGTAGAGGTTCAAGCAACTTTAGAGAGGTATCCACTGTCACGCTCGACGCCTCAGCGTTAGTCTTACGGTTCTCACCCCGAGCGCGGTATACCATCACCAACCCGGAGATGGACACAACTCCAAGAAATCCGGTGATCCACTGCCCTATGTCCATCTCCATCAGCCGCACGCTTTCAGCCAGTCACGAACCACCGGGAGAGCGGTTCTTGTTATATAGCAAGTTCTCCATATGGCGGCTAGCAGAAGGCTGGTCGAGATAGTCAGGATAAGTCCTGCCCGATCCCAGGTAGACGTATCGAGCAGGGTAGCGATGTAGACCGCCCAAGCTCCTGCGCTCATCAGTTGCCCGACACGTTCCAGCAACAGACCGAGCAGTAAGCGGGGCCAGTACACGCCGAGCAAGACGAGGATAGACCCGGCGATAGCGACAACACTGAATAGGTTCGATTGCTCAGTGGATAGAACTTCCCCCACCGTTCTCGATACCGGGTGAAACAGAAGACCATATACCCCAACGACGATCATCCCGATAGCGAGCATGACCACATGCGGACTACGGCCTGACCGGATCACGGCGATGCCCGTATGAGGTAAACGGTCCATGCGGCCAGGCTAACGGATAGTGCTGCTACACGTCAGTAGGAATAGCAAAACCCCCGCGCGGGGAGATGCACGGGGGTTTGCTAATGAGAGAAGCCATCCTACTCCTATCCATTACTCTAGCACAAGCTGCAGGATAAGCAGTATGGCCGGGAACGCCATAACTCCCAGAGACATCAAAGCGGGGATATAGTCTTTTTCTGCCATCGCCCAGAGAGCCATGAGCACGGAGATGGCCAGAGCCGTAACGAAGAACGCAATCAACATGTCAATCCTTAATCCAAGGTTCTACGAGAGCATTGAGAGCTGCAGCGGCGATGAGTACGAGAGAGAACGCCACGCATAGGTAGGCAACCACTGCGACCTGTCCGCCGTGCCGTTCATTGAGCAGGAGGGCCATGTCGATGAGGATGCCGTGTGCGCCGACAATGCCTATAGCCATGAAGACGCCAGCTGCAAGACGGATCAGTACCTTATTCATACGTATAGTATAACATACCCTACTCGGACCAGACAGCCCTCTGCACAAGATCAAGTGCTTCCTCTACAGACATAGCAACTCCCGCAGTGATACCTGCGCGCCGAATCTTGTCAATCTCAGCCTGTTGTCGAAGCGTCACACGAGACAGGGCATGATCCTTGGACTCCCCCTCCCGCACTGCCTTGACCTCGATCCACGCCGATCTGCCCGCTACCTGAACAAGTAGGTCAGGCAGGCCAGCCGACTGATAGCCGCCTCCCGCGACTTTCACTATGCAGGCCTCGGGCCACCGTTTCAAAATGGCTCGTCGCATACGATCTACTAGCAGTGCTTCGGGACCTTTAGCCATACTTCCTCCAAATGGACGAGGACCCTGCCAAGTAGGTGAGGTAACTCAGCAGGGTCCTCTTTAGACGCTCTACGGTCAAAGGACACACTAAAACCCGGAGCGCCTAGCTTTTAGAGTTCGTCCAGATCAATCTCTTCTGCATCGGACGACTCATCGTTCCAGGGAGACTTAGACGTATCGACCTTTTTCTCGTCAGGCTCACTATCAGACGATACAACGTCAGCCTCGTCAGCGGCCACGTCTTCAATATCAGCTCCCGTATCCTCGGCGGTCTCTTTGCCGTAAGGACTGTAGCTTGCCACGGTGGACCGCTTTTCGTCTCGAAAGGTGTCATCTTTTATGACAGCGTGAACGCGCTTACCTACGAACTTGTTCGTATCGAGCTTGACCTTCTTGCCCTTCTGGACCTTGAGGCCGATAGCCTTCATGAATCCCGCAATGCGGAACAAAGCCTTTTCAGTGATGGTGAACCGCTCGATAATGGTCGCACCCTCGAACTGCCCGCCGATCACCTGGAAGGTAACGACAACCATCAAAGTTCCGGGATTCTTGGAATTAGGTCCCGTTTTATCGTGGTCAACCGAATCAACCAGGAGGTCGTACTCTCCCTCGGGGATATAGTCGGAAACCTGCTCTTTGTAGTTAGTAAAGTCGAGTGTTACTGCTCCGCCTGCCATAATCTTTCCCTAATCTCGTTAGCTGTTAGTGCGTTTAGTTATCGTGTACTTCGCTATTTCTTTTCTTCCGGCACTCCACCGATCCGCAGAACGCGGCTCAATGTAGTGAGGTTCGTAGGCTTCTTCTTCCCCAGAACGGGGGAGATTTTGCCTCGCAAGTCGTAAGGGATACGAGCCTTCATCCTATAGGTGGGATTGGACCCGAACCGGACAATATGTATCGGTTGAGCTTCCTCGTCCAGATCGTCGTTCACCACATCGCAGTAGACAACATAGTCCGGAGTAGAGAGCACGATGGACCGGGCTCCCCGCTGCACGTCCGGATAGAACACGATCTCCCCAGACGCTTCATGCAGCTCTTCCTTGACCTGAGTAGTCATGACCACGTGCAGGGGGTTGGGACGGTTACCATCCGCCAGACCGTACCAGAACGTCGCCGTATCGGTCATGATATCAAGCGCCTGACCCCAGGTTCGGAACTCGGCAGTAGCTCCGCCCTTGGCGATCTCCTTGACCGCCGTCTCCGAGTGACCGAGCAGGTATCGCATGGTCATCTTCTGCAGGCCGGTCAAGGAGTCCAGGACAACAGCCTTGTAGTCGTGTGACCCGCTGTTGAGCTTCCAGAACACATCATCCATATCCGTGACGCTGGTGGGACGTACTACGTCGATGTTCTTCGCGTAGGGAGCACCCTGGAACACCCGGGTACCCTTCTCGCCCACCAGATCGACAAACAGCGTCTTACCGCACCCGGCGATGGTAGAGGCGAGGGTGGTCTTCCCAGAGCCCGTGAGGCCGCTGATGAGCCACCGACCCCGGTCTGGCTCAGAAGACTCATCCTCCAAAGTCAATCCCGCGAAATCAGTCATAAGCCTGTCCTTTAGTCATACATACAGTATACCACAGAATCAGGATCGAAGCAAGTCGAGGTCCTCAAGTGACTCGAACTGCCCGATCCCACTCATAACCTCAGCACGGCAAAGCTTGGCGTAGTCGCACCACTGACAGTCCTTAGTGAAGTTCCTGGCCAGTGCCTCGGGTTCAGTCTCCAAGGTCCGCTCGATGTCCTGGGCAGTCAGTACAGCGGACTTGACGTGCTGACGGATCACATTCCGGTTGATCGGGATGAGAGTGCGGCGGAACCACTGTCCCAGCTCTTCAGGGGATGACAGCTTGTCCACGACCTTCGCATCGCGTTCATATACGCCGAATTTAGGCTTGCCTGCCGCCGTGAAGGTTTCAGGAGTTCCCCACTCTATAAGGTCAGCAGACCAGTCGAGGTAAGTCCAGAGGTCATACCCCGTCACCGACTTCGACAGTGAGCCGGTAGTCGTGATGACCGGCTGCTTGGGCATAGCCGACCGTACACGGTCGTATTCCACGGCAGTGATGTCCGGCAGGTCGTTTCTCTTCAGGAAGGGCTTCAACCCGAACGCATAAAGGTGAAGCTGGCTATCGAGCACATCGGACATGGATTCCGATGAAGACAAGGTTTTCGAGGTTTTGATATCCCGCGCTACGAGAATACCGCCCTTTGAATTATCTCGATAAAGATAATCAATCTGACCTTTGAGCACGGTATCGGTACCCGGCAGCTTGACCTTGAAACTCAACTCCACAGCCAGCGGGTCGTGATCCTTATCCTCATCGCCCCATTGCCGGGTGTAACGACTATGAAGGTCATCCAGTCTGTCTTCAAGAGGTGCCCCGAGAACATTAAGCCAAGATTCTTTTTGATCTTCATTCAGAAGTTTCCAAAAGAATTCTGCATTTCGCAGAACTTCTGAAACAGTAATTTCCTCGGTAAAGATATTGATATTGTTAACTCGAATATGGGTTGGGCAGTGGATGAGATTACCCGATTCAACTGCCTTATGGATATTCTCAGCAGCCATCAGCGCATGCCACCAAGAACCGAAATCCGCCGGGATATTGTCAGATGCTTTTCGGAGCCGCTCAACGTAGCGGTATCTCCAAGCCGTAGGGCATCTGCGGTGGGCGGTGAGGGAGGAATAGCTGATCGGAGTAGTCATCGGGCGGTGTCCTTCGTGCTGTCGGTAGACCCAACCTAGCACACCCTCCGAGGCACAGCCAACACCATCTAAAGGTTAACCGTATCAACCCTACCCCCCGCACCCCCCTTGGGGGTGCGGGGGGTGTAGAGGGGGTAAGGTTAGGTTTCTAGCCATCTCCGGGGAGGTGGTCTAGGGTTGGCCTACGCAAAGAAGAACCCCGGCTCCCTGTAGCGAGGGAGCCGGGGCCACGAAGACGGTTGCTGGCGTCTATCTGAAAGTATAATCTCTCAGAGGACTCCATGCAATGTCCTGACAATAGAAGGAATTGCATGTCTGAATGTCTCGATAAAGCGTTGGAAATGGCCTCTCAAGGTCATCCAGTATTTCCATGCGAGTGGCGTGGAGAGAATGCAAAGAAACCGTTGACCGACCACGGTTTTCAAGACGCTTCTACCGATGAAAACACCATCAATATGTGGTGGTCAGAAAACCCTGAGGCAGCCATCGGATATCCAACTGGAATCAAATATGACGTGCTGGATATCGACCTCAAAGAAACGAACGGAGTTGCGGCTCTAAACCTTCTTAAAGGATTTGGACTTTTGGAGGGTTATGAAAAGTCAGTAAAGACTCCTTCAAAAGGAATACACCTCTATTATCCAGTCGATACAAATAACCCTATACCCAATAAACAGATTCCCTCGGCAGGGGTGGATGTTCGCGGAGCGGGCGGTTACGTAATCATTCCCCCTTCAAAAATAAACGGGGAGCAGTATAGGTATATGTACGAATCCGATGAGCCTGGGTTTCCTCTACCGTGGAAGCAGATAGAACCACTGCTCACCAGTAAGGAATCCATTCCCAAGTCGTACGACAGTCCTCCCTCAGCCGGTGAGCACTCGCTAGAGGCTTTGCAGGGGTGGGTTTCCCAACTCAAGCCCGGAGAACGTAACGCAGGACTGTTCTGGGCGTGCTGCAGGGCTATCGAAGGCGGACACGATCCCCGCAAGCTGGCCGACGCAGCGTTCACTGCCGGTCTCACCGGCTCCGAGATCAAATCAACTATTCGCTCAGCGTTCCGCTCGGGCGGCAAGAAAGGCGGCAGCACATCATGAATGATCGTTACTGGTGGGAGAACGACCCCGAGGTTCAGCGGGAAGCACGGTCAGCGGAAGCCCGTCAACGCGCTGCAGAGCAGGCGCAGATCGACGCCGAGGTCGAGCACTCTGTAAATCGGATGTACATCCGATATCTGGCCGAGCAGGAGTTCAGGAAGAAGATCGACCCCCCGGAGAGAGCCGTCCCTATGACAGCTCAGACCATCCTGGAAACCCTGCCACCAGAGCAGCCAGACCGTGTGAGCGGTTTCCTCAAGCACAGCCAGGGCACCCTGCTCACGGCTAAAGCGGGGGCAGGGAAGACGGCCCTGGCAGTCTCCCTTACCCGCTCCCTGCTGACCGGAGAGCCGTTCCTAGGTAAGCAGGAGACCGTACCCCTGGAGGACGGTGAACGAGTAGCGTGGCTGTCCTATGACATGTCCTCCCACCAACTGCTTAGATGGATGCAGGTATCTGGTATTGATTTGGACCGCGTGCTGATTGTGGACCAGCACGGGCGAGGTAACCCCCTCATGGACGATGAGACCCGCTCTGAGCTGGCTCAGGACTTGGCGAGCATGGGGTGCCGGTTCATCGTGTGCGATGCGTTTGGAGCGGCCTATTGGGGCGTCTCGCAGAACGATGCTGCAGAGGTCAAGCAGTTCTACCGCACCTTCGAACAGTTCGTCAGGCAAGCGTGCGGCGGCTTGTGCGAGTACCTCATGATCGCCCATGCGGGGCATGAGCAGTCCAAAGGCGCGCGAGGGTCTACGGCTATCGGAGAGTCCGTGGGCGCGATTTTCGCTATCGAGAAGAACGACCAGTCGGGCGTTCGAAAGCTCAAGTCCTTGAAGTTCAGGACGGACATCGGCAATGAGGAACTGCCTGCCGGAGAACTGTACCAGTGCCCGGACACCGGACTAGTCTCGTGGCACTCCCCCACTCCTGCTGGCGTCGAGAACGAAGACGGGACGATAGACATCGATTTCTCCAAGCAAGAGATCAGCGAGGCTCAGGAACGTCGTGATCGAGAGAAGGAGCAGATCTTCATCCTGTTGAGCGAGGGAGGGCCTGCTAACCGCAGGGAGATCATGGAGAGTCTCGATTGGCCGGACAAGGCGGCTGTGCGGGCGGGGAAACTGCTACGCGAGATGGTCGCCGAGGGTGCGTTGTTGGCCGAGGGGGAGGGTCCTTCGAGACGTTGGAAGACTAACCCTACCACCTAAAAAGCCTGCTATTTCAGTAAAAATACCAAACCCTACCATCCTTACCAGCTTCACCTGTTTAGGGTGGTAGGGTTTGTTTTTGCCTGCAATTCCAGGCTTTTTCTAGGATTCAAGGATCAGGGTTATGTATAACGCTTACCCTTCGCAGCGTTTGTGGGGAGGTGTCCCCCGAACGCTAGGGTAAGCGTATCATACCCATCCAAATCTAGCAAGGTAGTTGACGGGTTAGCCCTGTATACGTATGATCCCAATATGACCGACAGCACCTACTTCAACCATCGCCCCGAAGAGTGGCGTCCCCTGCTCCATGAAGTCATTGAGAACGGCTATCGGGATGAGTGCTTTATCTGGCCTGGGGGCGTATCTAAGAAGGGCACGCAATACCCGGTACGGGATGAGCACGGGGAGGGTCGTTGGCCTGGACACCTGGTGCTAGAGGCTACAGTCGGCCCTAAGCCGGGAGACAACTTCGTAATGCGGTATGACCCTGACGTATGTCCTACAGGTCATCCCTGCGTTCGCCCCGGGCACTTCGCTTGGGTAGACAGGACCAATCTAGATCCCAGCAAAATTGATAGTTCTATAGATTATGTCTTGAATCATGCGGTATCTATGCAGGTCTACAAGGCCAACAAGCCTCGGAACATCAAATACCGCACTTGGTCTGCCGTCCTCACAGCTAAAGAAGAGGCAGGGCAGATCAATATCGTTCGCAAAGGTCCGGGGACCTTTGTCTGGTTCATCAAGCTAGACGAAGCCTGACCAGTGTGTTACACTATACGTATGATCACCACGAAGGACACCCAGACCATGAACCATCAGCAGTGCGAAGACATCATGTTCTGCGAGCTGTGCGATCTGACCCTCTGCTTCGAGGAAGGTCACGAGATCGACAGCGGGAACGAGAACGATCACGTCGGCTGGCTCTGCGATAACTGCCACGATGACCACGTTCGAGAGTGCCGGATGTGTGCTCGGCAGACGGCAGAGGGGTTCTGAGATGTTCGGAGAGATTTCCTCGGTCCTCAACCTGCAGAGCCAGATCGTTCACAAGATCGCCACGTTCTCGCAGGTCGAGGAGTGGACGATGAACTACCGCACCAGGACGCTCTCAGTCCTCGTTAGAGGCAATAAGCGGGGAGCTGCCGACGCCCTAGGCCTGTCAACGGCTGACAGCCTCTCAGGCGTGGATTTCTCTGGGCGGGTAAGCGGTATCAACATCGAGCTGTCGGAGGTTTCCCCAGCTCAGGTGTTCCACCCAATGACTTAACACAATCTTCCGGGAGGTCTAGCCGTGGGCGATATCCAAAATGCTCCCTCCTCCCGGATCTAACTTCCCGAAGCCAAAGATACCGCGATTAACCACATATCTTCCGCTTCGGGAACCTCTTTGGAAAGGACGACATGGCAGCGATCAACCTCGCGGAACTTGGCCTCTATCGTCACCAAATATCCGGGGTCAAGCATCTCGTCGCCAAGCGTGGGGTCGCTGCCCTGCTGTTCGACCCTGGTACCGGTAAGAGTGCAGTCGTCATCACTTATGCCGCACTTCTAGCTATGAAACTGCAGCGGGAGGTCAAGGTACTCGTCCTCGCCCCGTTGTCGGCTCTCGATTCGTGGACTAGCCAGATTGAGCGATGGACTCCCGGAGGGGTTTCCTATCAGTCCGAGGCTCTCGGGGGGTCGATCAAGCGCAAGGCGGACGTGTTAGCTGCTCGGGGTCGTAAACCGTACAAGAAACCGCAGAGCGGGTCAGTCAAAGGCCACGGCACCTATTGGCATGGGTCTAAATGGTGCACGTCTCATGTCGCTGAGGATCGAGGCGGGGACGCTAAGGTCACTTGGCTGCAGATGAACTATGACTCGTTGCGCAGCCGCTCGGCTATCACGAAGACGAAGAATGCATCTGACCTGATCGTAGACGCCGTGCGTCGGTATGATCCTGACTTGATCGTGTTCGATGAGTCCCACCTGCTCAAAGGTCCCACATCGAACACCAGCAGGACGGCTGCCAGGCTTGTAGATATAGCCCCGCGCCGTATATTGCTTACCGGGACAATAATGCCCCACTCACCTTTAGATGTATGGAGTCAGTGGCGCATCTTGGACCCGATGTCGTTTTTCGTGATGACATCTCACGGCAAGCAGCCCATGAGCTTTACTGCGTTCAAATCCAGGTATGCCATTCTCGGGGGGTTCTACGGTAAGGAAGTATTGGGGTTCCGCCGCCTAGACGAAATGCGCGAGATCATGAGTCACAGAGCACTCGTGGTGCGGAAGGAAGATGCTCTAGACCTTCCGGCCTACCAGGACATAGAAGTCCCCGTACACCTGTCTACACGCGAGCAGCGGTCTTACGACGACATGAAGAAACAGCTCGCTACGATGCTCGCTGACGGGAAGCTTGCTAGCGCCCCGAACCGCCTGACTCAGATGATGCGGCTCAGGCAGATCACGGCTGGGTTCCTTCCCGACGATACCGGTAACCTCACTCCTCTAGGGGACTCGAAGGTCCGGGTCATCGACTCTCTTGTCAACGACACTTTGGCCGGGGAGAAACGAGTCGTCGTGTTCTCCCACTTCCGCCCGGAGATCGATAAGCTCAGTCAAGCCCTAGCGAGAACAGGTACCCAGGTCATGACGATCACGGGCGACACGTCTCCGCAGGAGCGGACTAGGATGCGCCAGCGGTTCGGATCGTCGTCTACCGAACGGATGGTGATGGTCGCTCAGACCGCCACGATGAGCATGGCCGTCAACGAGCTGGTTACGGCGTCTCATGCGATCTTCGCCAGCCTCTCGCTGCAGCGGGATACGCAGATACAAGCCAGGGACCGTCTGCACCGTATCGGCCAGAATCGTCACGTCACCTACTACTACGCGCTAGCTCCGAAAACCGTGGATACCGTGATCCACCAGGTACAGCAGGATCGCACCGACCTCGAAGCCGCCCTACTCAAACATGTACAGGACGTTTGACACGAGTCTCAAATGTGTTACACTATACGTATGAACATCTTGGACGTAGAAGACAGTGAGCAGATGGACGAGCTTGAGATCGGTTGCCGGTTCGGTTCGTACTCCATCCAAGACGTTCTAGACGTAATCCACGAGCAGGAGGAAGAGGCCTTGCTCAACTAGACCAGGGAGGGGCCCGGTGAAGCTCGATGCCCCAGTAGGCCACGCCCCTCCCCCAAAACTTCCCCCGGCCAGCGAGATCTCATTACCCATCCAAAATTCGCCGGGGGAGCAGAGCAAGTCGGGCCATTACGACAGCGATACCCTCTAACCCCTCGCCCGACTTACAACCTAAAGGATACCCAAATGTCATTTCATCAAATCGCAAAACGAGTAGTCGAAGATTCAACCAGTACAGATCCATCTGACCTTGCCAAAGAATTCCTCAACGAGCTGGACAACGAAGTCACGACGAGATTAAAATCCGACTTCCTGTTCCACGCGGCCAAGACCTACATGCGGGAAGTGATCAGGGCAGGTCGCTCAGAGTCTATGACCGAGGGATTGCCGCAGACGACTAGGGCAGGTCAGTCGTTCTCTATCGCCCAGCACTCGGGGATGGCGTGGAAGAAGATTCTTCAGCAGCGGGAGTACCTGCCCTCTAGCGGACAGTGGATCAGGCTGGCTACGGCGACAGTCGAGCAGGTGCAGGAGATGGCGACCTACCGACATCAGATCGCCGCGCAGAACCGTTCCCGCGCTGAGACCTACGAGGCAATCGCCCTGCTCATGCAGAAGCGGGCTGTAGATCGCGTAGAGGATCTTAGCCCTGAAGACTTGACCGCTATTTACGAAGAAGGATTGAACAAATGACTGCCATTGTAGATTTCCGGCTCCCACATGACCCCGACACCCAGAAGGTGCGCGAGCCGGGCCAAGCCGGGGAAGTCCAATGCACGGACGTTATCCAACGTTCCCGCGACCTCCCCGATAACTTCCCTACCGTCAGCCATGCTGCGAACGATAACCATGTACACGTCGCTGACGGTAGGGAAGTATTCCCGCCAATTTTGTATACTTTCGCGTCTGCCGTACATGATGTGGAGCTACAGAAAAACAGTCTCCGCAACCGCCTTCGTATCCTCACTACACCTCTGGATAAGGCTGATGAGGACGGCGTTTGCCGTGGTTTTGGGTTTGATCCAGATCACCCCGAGGTCGAAACTCTCCGAGCCTTGCACGAAATGATGGAGAAAGTAAACGATCAGGCCACCAAGAACCTTGAGAATGCATTTAAAAGGTACTCATCGCTATGGCCCTATGTTGAAGCCACACCGGGTCTCGGCCCGAAGACGGTCGCTCGCCTCCTAGGCGCGATCAAAGACCCGTACATCAACCTGGCTACAGGTCAGCCGCGCACCGTGGCTCAGTTGTGGGCCTATGCGGGATTGCATGTGATCGACGGTGAATCCGCTCGGTTGAAGAAGGGTTTTCAGGCCAACTGGAAGACCGAGGCCAAGACCCGCGCCTACATCATCTCGGTGGGCATGGTGAAGAATACC